CATATACAGTAAATATATATACTGTATATATTATATATAAGGAAACGACACGGAAAAGCTGTAGGCCTGGGGGAAAGAAAAAAAGCCCACGACCAGAAAAGGAAGCACCGTGTTTTAGCACGGCTTGAAATCTTTTCCGATCATGGGCTATATACTCTATATATCCATATCTAGGCTACATATAAATACTATATATAGTAGCTTAATTACATAATACAACAATATGAGGTGTAAATCAAGTTAAATATTTTTAAAAACGCAAGTTGCACAAATTAAAAATTTACGGCTGAATGTCTGAAAATGGGCAAAGAAAAACGGCAAGCTGTGCGCCTGCCGTGCTTCTTTCTGAATTTTTAAGAGTTGGGATAAGCCAAAACAAAGCGCTCTGTTGTAGGGTCCTCTTTGATTACGCTTCCGGGATACTCTCTAAGCTGCCGTTTTAACTCCTTCAGATCTGCATAGGCTTCTTTTTGGTAGCTTCTTAGCTCCTGTGAGGTGTAGTTGTGTAAGTAGCCATAGCCTAAATTGTCATCTATAATCGCGTTCTCATGCTCTATGATCTTGTCATACAGTACTTTCTTTATGTGCCCATCGTCACACAACACGGACACATATTTTTTTTGCTCTCTTTTGTGTGGTTTTTTGAGCTTGCTTGGGGTTGGCGCTGGAAGACTTTTGGAAGTGCCTACAGGCAAAAAGCCCCGGTCTGTTGCTCCCATCTTTACGGCGAGGCCATCGGCCAGAATCTCGTATACATCGCCTACTTTCGAGCACTCAAAAGCTCCAGTTGACAGTTGTAATTGTAGTTCGGTGTAGCAATCAATATCTGATTCTCCAACGATCTGCAAAATAGAAAAATCATTGGTCCCTGTCTTGTCACTGTTCCGCACCTCGATGGAGCGCGGAGAATTTGGGCGTGATATATCGGATACATAGGAGCGATAAAAGCTTTCGCGCTGGCGGTGTCCCTCGGCTCCATACACTCTAAAAATTTTAACCGTTTGCATAAAACTTCTTTCTCCCGGCTCTAACCTTGCCGGGCAGGTGCGAGCTACTGTTCAAAAGTGGCAAGTGCTGCACAGATACCGGCGGCTTCTTCTTTGTCACATCTACGTTCAAACATGAGCTGGTAATAGTCACTGCTTCGCCATCCCCCATCAAAAAGGGAGACAGCCTCATCCGTTGCCAGTGCGTCAGATTTTACTTGCTGTGCTCTCGCTGTGAACTCATCATACGGCTTTTCATGGCTTGAATCGGAAATTATATCAACATCAACGCGGCGGTTGTTGTCTGGGTCTTCATCATCGACAAAATCACCTGTGCAATTTTGCCAGTCCAAAGCATAATCAATGACGTCATCGACGCTATCCACCTTATAAGCCCCTTGACCATACTTAAAAGAGCCATCAACTAAAAGATCAACGCTGAGGTCTTGGCTATACTGGCCATTGCTCCATACTCTCATAGTAATTTCTATGAGTCTTTTTTCGTCTTCAATCTTCATTTTTTCCCTTTCTGCCCTCGTAACCTCCGGGGCGGGTGCTTTTGGTCTTTACCAGATCTCAACGCCGAGCTTGTCAGCTGCTGCGCTTACTACGTCCTCTACGGTGTCACTGTCGGCGTTGTCGTACTCATCCGCCATGTCGGCCAGCTCACACAGCTTGCGGCAGTCGTCAGGGTTCCACTCTCTGCTAGAATTGATGCGATATGCTACGGCCTCAGGCACGTCTAAATCTTTAAAAAGATCAAACCCTGCTGCACCCATGTGGCGCCAGTAAAGCGTTACGAACGGCAAGCCACTGACATGTGCCGGGGTTGGTCTGGTCTCTGCGATCAAATCAACTGGGCGCTCCTCTCCTACTGGTGTGTGGGTTCCTTTCTCTAGCTCCTCGGCTGCCTGCTCCATGCTGAGACCGGACCACTCGGAAGAATCGAACTGGTCTGCATATGGCCAACCTTCGCGTGCTGCCTCCAAAACCTCGGTGCCTGTGCTCTGACCATCTGCTAGATTACAGGTGACGTTTACAGGCTTGCCATCTTCAAGTACTACTGCAAAAATCTTACCGTTGCCAACCTCGTAAAACTTCGATGCATGCTCCTTCTTCATATCTTTTTACCTTTGCCCCTGTGGGGCTTCCTTTCTCTCTTTATGCCTTTAGTATAACTTAAAAAAGTTACTATGTCAAGACTTTTTTTGAAAGTTTTTTAAAATTTTTTCTTCTTCGGCCTGGTCTGGTGCATAGTATATAAGATGCTCCGGCTGCATGTGCAAAATGCAACATATACGATTAATAGCCTCAAGGCTTATATGTGTATCTCCTGCCTTAATCTTTCGCCATGTATCCTGTGATAAAATGCCACTTTTCTGTGCTGTGTAGGCTGTAACGCCTGCGGTAGCCAGTGCGCCGGCTACGTCAAATTTAAACTTTATCATGCTTGTAGTACTCTCCTTTCGTGCTTGGTGTATCGCTACATATATATAGTAACTTTTTAACTGCAAAAAGTCAAGAAAAAATATAACGAAAAAAAGTTATAAAAAGTCTTGACATAACTTTTAAAAGTGATATAATAAGGGTGTAAACAAAAAAAGCCGGTTGCACTACCTACCAAGCAAACGCAACCGGCACCAATCAAAAAAAAGAAAGGTAGCTTGATTATACATCAAGCAAAGGGAAAAAACAATGTTATATTCAGAGTTAGCAAAAACTTATAGAAAGCTTTTCAAGAAGTATCCTAATATTTCTAGTCTTCAGGATTTCGGCGGCAAGATTTTAGAAGAAAAAACAACCTATACTAAGCGCGGCACACGTTGGGTTGAAGTGAAAAAAGAAGAAAAAGAAGTATCGGCAACTTATGTTTTTAATGTATTTGATGCAGTACAATTTTTTAAAGATTTAGGCGGATACGAAAAAGTAAGTTGTGGTTATACAAAGGCCGGATATCTTCCAGACGAGTTACTAAGCATCAGCCCTAATAGAGCGGAAAAAACAGTAAGAAAATATTATTTCATTTAAAAAAATAAGGTGGGCGAAAATGCCCACCTTTTTATTTGCTTCGCGCCTGATCAAGTAGCCGCTGCGTTTGCTCCTGGCCGTATATATCCATGATATCAAGCTGATACCGTGCATCAGTCAAGAGCCTTTGCAGGTCTACCGTTTCTGGGTCTGGCGTCTGGCTCTTGATCTTCTGGCTAGACGGCTCCGGCTCTGCCGCAGGTGCTGCAGGTCCTTCTGCATCTGGTGCCGCTGATCGGATGCTATCGCGGCTGATTTTTTCAGCTATCGCGGCTTTTATATAGCCGTTGACTGATAGGCTTGTAGCCGCTGCCGCCTCTTGTAGTCTGGTGTAATCTTCGCGCCGCAAATCGAGCGGCACGCGCTTATAAGTCTTACTTGCGTATCTTATAGTAGCTTGCTTGTGTGCGTCTGATGTTGCCATGTGTTTTTCTTTCCTTTCTTATATTATAAAGGCTCTTTTCCACCTCTAGCATAATTATACACTATAAAGATAAAAATATACACGTACATAATGCACAAAAATATACACGTACATTTATACAGAATTACTATTGAACATACACGTACGTTGTTATATAATACAGTCAGAAACAAGGAAAACAACAAACGCAGAAAGGAAGTAAAAAAATATGAAGAGAACAAAAAATATGATTTATAAGGCATCCGATGAAGCAAGAGAGCTGTTTTTATATGCTACTAACTCAGGCGTTTTGTATGATCGCCAGATTAAGCCGAGTATTGAAAACCTCAGAAAAAAAGCAAGAAAGGGGACCTTTGATAAAGACAAGGCGGCAGACCTCTTTTATTATGTAGCTACAAGCGCTTCGGCCATGTATGATAAAGATTTTGGATTTAGCTTTTCTGTCCAGCAGCGCTTTACAGCCGCGGTTGATATGGTTGATTTTTACATTGATGAAATAGAAGAGATTTAAGCCGAAACGCCCCGGCTTGGGGCGTCCGTTGGGGATTGCCTCCCGGCGCTGATGATGGCAGGCAAGAAAGGGAAAAGTTATGACAACATTACAAATTATTAGATTGAATGAAAGCGCCCCAGCTATGGCGCACGGTTTCCGTTATAACGTCCAGATTTGGACGAAGGACAGCGGCCGCGGCTGGTGCTATGCCGGAAACGGCAAGTTTTTAAAGACTGCAGGCGAGGTTCTGAGCTATGGCAAGGAACACGCTGATTTTTACAGTGCTGATATGTACAAGGATTTTTACGCCTGCATGAGTGAGGAAGACGTTGTATATTTTGTAGGGGTTTACAAGTGGCACGCCTTCCGCGTATATCCAGACGGAAAAATTGCAAAGGCAACTGAGCAAGAACGCGAATTGGCCGGAAAATGGCTTGAAAGAGAGAAAGGAAAGCGATGATCACAACAAAAATTGTCTTGCTGGGCGACACTCACCCGGCAAGACTTCGCGGTTATGGTTACAGTGTGCAGATTTTTGTAGATGGTGAATACAGTAATATTTGCAAGCTGTGCCGGACTCTGGCAGATGCTGAAAGCTACGCTAAGGAATTTTAAGTTTTGCGTTTCTCCGCTTTAGGCGGCGAGGTTCACGACCTGGGGACGCTATTTGGGCGGTGTGACCGCCTCCGGTGAGGGCTACCCATGCGGTTATAAGTGATCTATACCCGGCGCAGGTGCTGCGATAAACCCCGGCGAGGTTGGCAAGAGGTTGAGACAAGAGCGACGCCGCCAAAATACAAGGGAAAAACATCAACCGCAAATGCGGAGGCGCTAACGTCCGCAAACGGCACGAGATCCAGAAAGCTGTATAATCGTCTGGACATCTAGCAGCTTATGCATCTGCTAACACAACCGATTGCATACGAGATGGAAACCAGCGAAAAAGGTTAAAGGCTGTAAAGGTCAGGCGGTGCGGAAAGCTGCGGCAAGTACGGTAAAAACTGACAGGATAAAGGAAAGACCGTCTGGGGGTCCGTTACCCCTGTAGTGCCGGGGTGATCCGGTAAAAGATTTGAGAGCTACACGAAACGGCGTCATGCACTACTTGCCACATTTGGCAAGCATCACGGAGATAATAAAAAGTAACTATATGGAAATAGCAATACATGAAAAACAATGTATGCACTGAACAAAGCAAAGAAAGGTTAAAACAATGATTTTACAGACAGTATCTATCAGTGCCGCGCCGCGAGAGCTACATATAAAGCTTTTCAAGGTTCACGGTGATGAGCTGGAGAAACTTGAGAAAGAGATTGCAAGCCTTGATGCTGTGGCTCTTGTATTCGAGGCGGTAAAGGCTCCAGGTGTGGTGGCACACTGGGAAGTGCAGCACGAAATTGACGGCAAGACATACACAGAGCAACGCATATTGCACGCATCCGTAAAAAATCTGGGCTGCATTCAGTTTTCTACAGCTCACATCTACCCAGACGAATATATCCCGGTGATGGCTTCACAGTTTAAAAATGCATCTGATTTTTTCCGATATGAAGCGCCACTGTCGGCGGTTGTTATTATTGAAAAGGTTGCGTGACACGGAAAGAGGTGATAAAATGAAGGTAATCTGGGAATCAAGCCTGCAGATTGAGAAGATGTGCAGCAGTGCAGAGCGTGCCATTCTCTGCCAAATGTCAAGAGGGTTCAAGGCAACTTGTTACTCGGCGTGCTGATCTTCGACGGTATGGCGGTTGCACTGTGTTTTGGGAGTGTTCGATAGGAGAACATAAAATATTTTGTGCAATATTTACAATGTGCAAACAGTACTGCTATCTTATAATAGTGCATATTGACAAGGGAAAGGAGTCGGCAATGGCAAAGAAAGATTTAACAGGCGAACGGCATGGAGATTTGGTGGTGCTGGGAGCTTCCGAAAATAAATACGCTAGTCCTAATACCGGAAAAAGAATAAGCCTTTGGAAAGTGAAATGCTTAAAATGCGGAAATATAAAAGAAATGCAGGCATCTCACTTTTACAGATGTGTAACATGTGGATGCGTAAGAAGACGTAAATACCACAACTGTGTAATATGTGGAAAGCCATTTATTTGGCATCCGAGTGATACAAAACAATGTTGTTCTGCTAAATGTGCGGCACAATTAAGAAAGAAACACGGCTTGTGTACGCCAAAGGGGACACCTATGCCGCCTGCTCTAATTGAAGCTCAAAAGAAAAGTCAATTAGTAAAAGCGGCTCGCGAACGATTTGCAAAAGAAGCAACTAAAGCGGCTCATGCTTTGCCAGAAGGACAACCGGGACCGCAAAACAGAACTGCTAAAAAATGGATTTTAATTGATCCTCTAGGAAATTACTATATAGCAGTATCGTTGAAGGATTGGGCTAGAAGAAATTGCCGAAGGTTCTTTGATGAAGATGTACCAGAAAATATTGCAGCTGGACGCGTGCGTGGTGGTTTTACTGCAATTGCAAGTAGTTTACGTGGTGTGTCTTCACGGAGATCTAGGCCAGTGTATACTTATAAGGGCTGGCGATTGGAAGAGTTACCAGTTGAAAAGACCGAAGAGGATGTTAAAATGGCGTTGGAAGAAAATAGGAGACAAAATGGCGAAGAGAAAGAAAAAAGTTGAGAATAAACGAATCCTGGCACTAGAACTGTACAAAGGATTCTTAAAGGCTGAACCTGATTTGGCTGATCAAGCAAAAGCTGCGATTGAGGATTTTAAAGCTCAAGGCGCAAAATGGGACGAAAATATTGTGTACTGTCCTAATGATAAAATACTGCTAGAAATCAAAAAAGCACGAATGGGGGAGCCAGATGCGAAGTATTTCAAAAGGCTTAGAAATGCCACTGCAGGATTGATTTCAGCAGTGGCAACATGGGATTTATCAAAAGTAATTTATCGCTTTGATGAAGATTTTTATAGTGAATTAAGAGAAACAGAAGGAATAGAAAAAGTTCCGGTAAACATGTTACTTCATTTGCCATATAAATGTTTATGTCTTCAAGTTGGTGATGAATCAAGGTTTACATATTTGAATTATGATTTTGAATTTAAATTATATGAATTAAGGATTGAAAGACTTTTCTTTAATGACGATGAAAACAGAATTGAATCAAGGAGCTATTTTTTAACCTTATCGTCTGATAAATTACAAAAATGCATAGACCATACAATTTCCAGTGGAATTGATAACTATAAAAGAGTGGGGCTGCCGGAGTTTTCGGAGAAATTTGAAGAAACATATAGAAAAGATCGCGAAATATTTCAAAGCACAATACAAATGATTCTGTTTATACTGTCACAGAATGTAGATATTGTCGAGAATGAAGAAAACAAGAAAGCAAGAAAGAAATATGTTCGTTCTGGTGCAAAGGAGATTCCCAAGGTATTGGATGCAGGATACCGTGTGGGAGCTGAAATAAGGAACGTTAGGGAAATCAATGTATACAAGAACAAGACAGAAGCAAATGAACAAAACCTTGATACACTACCCTCTGCCGCAGGAAGTAAAAAGACTCCGCATGTACGCCGCGCACACTGGCATCATTTCTGGATAGGGAGTGAAAAGGCAGGAAACAGAAAACTTGTGATCAGATGGTTGCCACCTATAGCAATAGGAAGCAGAGTCCAGGATCTTTCACCAGTTGTACATGATATTAGAGCATAGTCAAAAACTTCTGGTTAAAGTCACGAATTTTTAATAAAAAGAAAGGAACGGGAAAACAAGAATGAATGAAGAAAAAATGAAACGAGTAATTGAAGCAGCAACGCAGTGCAAGCCACTTGCCAAAAATGATTGGCCGAGAGGGCACGAAGAATGGGGATGGTTGTTGGATAGAACATGCGATTTGTACAGCAATTATATTTCTTTGGAAAATGAAGCTCTGAAAAAGGCAGTTAAAATTGTAGTTGAAGAGTTTTTTGATTTTGTCGATAAAGTCTATCCAGAAAACGAAGAGCCTATTCCAGGTAAAGAATTTTTTGATTCTGTTGATAAAAACTATTTAGAAGATAAATGGTATATTCCGGATTTTGCAGAAGAATTATATGAAAAACTTGTTGACGATGATGGAGATGAAAAAACGGAAAAAGAAAGAGATATAGAACGTACAATAAACTTGATGATGACAATAATAGAATTTACGTGTCATTGTGAGGAAGAATACTTAGCACAAATGCCTGCCGAAGAGTTAAAAGCATGGGAAACATTAGCAAGGATAGATAAAAATTATAGAATAAAAATTTGTCGCGGATATAAATTTGGGAAAATAGCAGATGGTTTTGTGATCGACGACACAGCTGATAACTTGATACAGCTCCACAAAAACGCAGAAGAGGCACGAGAAAACGAAGCCCCTTATCCGTTTAAATGGTATATGTAAAAATAAAAAATATAATATTAAGGTATAGCTAAAAAGTAGGGATAGAATCAAATCTATCCCTATTATTTTACAGTTCTTGACAGCATTTTACATTACTTTACATTATTATACATTATTTTACTGTAAAATAATGTTAAAATCTATCGGCTTTTCTTACGGCGCTTCTTCTGCTTCTGCTGTTTGTATTCGGTTCTTATGACTGTGATATTTCCGACAGTTTCCTCAGTTCTGATGCGCTTCAAACTGCCAACATAGGTTATTATGCTGATTTCATGTTTTTTTCCACTTCTACTACCCATATCATCCCCTCAACTTTCTCGTAAGCTGCTGTCCAAACGATTCTCGATACGTGATTTTTACGTCTGTGTCCACATCAATTGGGCGGCCAACGACTAAAATTTCTGCAGGATGGAGCCGGGAACACATTTCTTTGAAGCCCTGTCGATAACACTCCTTGCCTTGATCGGTAAAGCAGCCGTTTGTGCTGACTGCCAGCGTACTCTCTTCTGGCAGCCCTTCAAAACAAAACTCAAACGTCTCTGTGTTTCCCCAACCTACAGTTGGAATGACGTCGCATCCATTCATAAATAGCCACCATGCAAGGGCGCGGCTTCTGTACACTTGATGCAGCTGCATGACCTTTGGCATAGAGTCGTAGAATGAGAAGTCAGGAGCACAGATGTATTTAAAATTTTCAAGTGTTGGAAGATACTTTTGCGGCTGATTCCACAATGGCTCGAACCGTGCATCATCAATAAAAAAGTGGCAAAGCGCCTTCTTCGGATTTTTTTCTTTTACCGCCTCACAAAATGATACTGCATTAAGCCCACTCAGAGAAGCGTGTACTGGGAGCAGTTTTGGAAAGCCCAGTGGAGTAAGTTCGGATTGATAAAGATATCGCTCACGGAGAACGTCTTTTTGCGTGTGAATCTTTGTGTACATCTGCCTTCCTTTCTGGCACATTGCCTAAAGTTGTGCATGTATTGTGATCTTTATTTTATGCACAGTACCTAATTGTATTGTTTCCTAAAAGTTGATATATAAGTTCGTCTGCAACAGTTACTATACTCCTGCCAAAAAGGCTTATAAAGTCTGCGACGATTTCCTCCGTTTCAATTGGGATAGAGTATCCATATTCCATCGCATGAACGTGTGTCAATTCATGACATAGCACTTTATCAATCATCTGGTTTGACAGATCATTACACATAAAGATAGTCTTTAAATTGTTGTCGGTTACGCCGAGCGTATATGTTCCGTCACTGCGCTGCAACTGCGGATCACCAGGATTGACAAAGCAAACTTGCCAGGTGTTGTTATTTACTGTAAAAAACATTTGATACCCCCATTATAGCACATTTATAACAAGTGCGCAATTGAAATAAAACCGGGAGCATCTGCCCCCGGCTGTACCATTGATTATATACGCTGTACCCAGTTTGTCATCTTAGTTTTCATCATCGTTTTTTCGGAAGCCGAAAGCCCTGGCATGATCTCTTTAAGATCTTCGTCGATAACGGCTAGCAAGGACTCAAGCCCTCGCATGTTTGCGTCATTGTCTTCTTTAGTGTTAGCTTTGTGCATGTCCTTAGTCTCACTGTATGACCTTCTAGCGCGGTCATATCGGCTTTCTGACTTCATTCCCATATCTTCTACGCTTCTACCATCTGACGGCATTTGGGAGCCTTTACGTGGCTCAGAGTAGTACATGCGCCCAAAGCGGAGTCTATCAAGATCACGCATACGCTCTTCTTCTGGCATATCAGCCCATTCGTAATACATCTCTGGGGTCATGTGCCAATAAGGTGGCTCATCATAACCGCGTCTGCCTGTGGTTCTTGTGCCTCTACCCTTTGGGGCAAATCTGCCGTTAGCGTATCTGTAACGGTCGTAATAGCGACGTGATGGGTAATCACCGTACTGCTCAATCATTTCCATGATTTCATCATCGTTTTGCAGCTTATCCATTGCCTCAACGATGCGATAGTCTTTATCAAAGCAAGCAATGTTCTTAACAATTTCGGTCCAATCTTTTAAATCATCAAGATTCTGGCCTTCAAAATTATCAATTCCGATAGCTTTAGCTTTTTCTTTGACACATTCCAAGATTTCCTTAGCCCATTTATGCATAGTCTACCTCCAATTAAGCAACTCTATTCACTATAAGGTTTGCGTTAGCAACTTCGATAGCAACGCCACTTGTATTCTCAACTGCAATATTTACACAGCAGCCACGTGGAACACTGACAAAAATGCCTGAGGACACATTGTTAAATTGAGATACTGCAGCGGGTGTTGAAATCATTTTGGAAGCAAGCACCGGCTCACCACTGATAGCAATTGCTAATGATATAGGAGCCACAGTTCCCCCAGCTGGAAGAGCTATATTCGCGGAGAAGTTTACAAAAAAACGTGCCTGACACTGATTCGTAAGACCTCTAAGAGTAATGATTCCACTGCCTTCACGGTGCTGTATGCAGTTTGAACCCTTAATAGATGTGTTTGTAAAAGTTACATTTTCATTTGCCGCAACTTCCTGCGTTGCGACTGCAACATATTCTGCCATTTGATACCTCCTTAAAATAAGGGACAGGCTCTATTTCGAGTCTGCCCCTTTGCTGATAGTAATACTGCGTTAGTTAGCAGACATAACCGTTTTGGTTAAGATACCGATATTTAATTTTGTCAGCAGTTGCAACCACTATTGCATCCGTAATACACGTTTGGGTTAGGAACTTGATATGACGGAATCGGTGCTGGATTAACTGCGTTGATGATCTGCTGTGTCTGAGATGCCATTGCTGTGGTAAGCAGTGCACTCTGGCGATCCTGTGAAGCAGCTCTGCGAAGATCATTGTTCTCAGCCTGTAAGGCAGCAATCTTGTCCTGGCAAAGGTAGTCAAGCAGCGCACGGGTATTTGCATTGGCATTGTCAATGATATCACGTGTATTGGTTGCTGCATTATAGTTTAACTGGCAGAAGCCTTTATCAATGGACTGCTGAATTGCATTTGCTTGTGTAGCCATGTTATAATTGGTGTTAGAGATTGCTTCTTTGTTGTCACAACAGCATTGTGCTAACTGTGCCTGCAGAGCATTTGTATTTTGCATATTAGCTACGGTATCAGCGTTGATAGCCTGCTGAATGCCATATCCAGTCTGCATGATGTTTGTGTTGATTCCGTTGAATCCAGTTAACATGCTATTGTTGGCCGCGTAGAATCCGTCACAAAGACCATTGGTAATTCCGTCTAGTTTTCCGACAATTGCTTGGTTATCAAAGCCGCGCTGAATTGCACTATCTGTGTAGGCTGCTGCGGTAGAACCCATTCCGCCACCGTTGTTGCCCCAGCCACCGAAGCCATTACCCCAGCCGAAAATGGCGAAGATCAAAACGATCCAAATAAGCCCCCAGCCGTCGTTGCCCCAGCCGCCGTTGTTATTGCCGTTACCATCAATGCTAGCCACTAATGGTACACTACAGTTTCCTGAGTTAAACATACTATTTACCTCCGTAATAATTTTTTATATACATAATCTTGCAAGAATTAGTATCATTTTTAATATTTTTGTGTTATAATATCTTTGTGCAGATAGGGAATCGCGACCCGAAAATCACAATGCCTAGTGACTTCTGCACGTTTATTGGTAGGCGATTAAAAACACGAAAGGCAAGGTGTTGTTTTTATGCTCAAGTATCACATTTCCGATTATAAAGGGAAAAAATATGGCCATCTTACTGTAATTTCACAATCAAAAAATTCAGATATCCCAAATGGGTTTGATTTCAAGTGTGATTGTGGAAGAATTATCTCCTTTGCTCCTGACAGAGTTATTAAGGGGCATCAGAAATCTTGTGGGTCCTGTTCTTACTCAAGGAAGCCTAAGATCAGCATAGATAATTATATAGGTCAAAGATCTAATATGCTTACAGCAATAGGTCTTTCAGAAAGAAGGCCATCTGATAAAAGGCAGTATATTGAGTGCTTATGTGATTGTGGAAATAAAGTTAGGGTATTGCCTTACCTGTTTAAAAATCACAAAGTGAAAAGTTGCGGTTGTTTGCTAAAAAATAGTCCGGCATATATTGATGGAAGAACTAAAAATCCACTATATGGGCTATGGAAAAACATGATCGGACGTTGTGAAAGCCCAAACCATCCAAAGTATTACCAATATGGCAAACGAGGAATAACCGTGTGCGAAGAATGGCATGACTTTTGGAAATTTGTAGAATGGTCCGAATCTATTGGTGGACGTCCTGAGAACTACACACTTGATCGAATTGACAATAATGGTAACTATGAGCCAAATAATTGTCGTTGGGCAACTTCTGGAGAACAAGCTATAAACAAATCAAATAATTTGAATATAGAGTATAACGGAGAAACCAAAACTCTAAAAGAATGGTCTGATTTGCTCGGAATAAGTTGGGATGTTCTTCATAATCGCCTCCGAAAAGGTTGGACTGTTGAAAGAGCTTTTACAGAAAAAGTGTATAAGTAGTTTTTCTAATGGGTGATAAAATTTCACCCATTATTTTATTCCCAATTGACTTTTTATCTGGCGAACAGCATCATCAACATTTATCCCTTTTTCTTTGCAAAGGTTGCGTGCTAATTGTTCTACACCCTTTGTATCGCCTTTGTTTGCCATATCCATAGCATTTTTTAAAATAGGATTGCTCATGGCTTGGCTGTTTCCGGCCATTTGCTGCAAAAATTGTTGTGGATTCCTCATGGCTTGAAATAGCTGAAATGGATTATTCATTCTCATTTGCCTCCTTCTTTAAGCCTCCGGACCTTTTAGGCGCTATCTTAGGCATCAGTTCATCAAACTTCTTTTCAAGACTATCAAATCTTGCCATAAATGCCTCTGTAGCCTCGTCAGATAGCCCCATTTTCATTTTGGACATGTCGGCTGAACTATTCGCCACATCTGGCTGTGAAGCTGTGTACGGCTTATATACAATCGTTCTAATGGTTCCATCTGCATTCCATGATTTTGTATAGATCTCTGACATGTCTTGCTTTGGGAATACGGCAACTGAACCGTCCATAGGTACATCGTTCGCAGTAATTTGTTCGACAGCTTGCACGACCTTTCCGTTCAATCCAGCCTGCTGCTGTGGCTGAATGCTTTGCTGTTGATTAAAAAGCGGCTGGTTTTGCTGCAGATCATAACGCGGCTGCTGATATTGATACGGGTAATAACTATTATATTGGCCATACATTGTCTGTTGGTTGTACGGTTGATACATCTGATTTGGTATCGGCATCGTCGATTATCACTCCTTCCTCGTCAAGAACCTCTCCAATAGCCTGAATCATTGCTGATTGATACTGCATTGGAATCATACATACATCTGGTCTTTCAAATATTTTAGTTAAAAATGATTCAGGAAACATCATTCACACCTTCCTTCCTCTTATTCTGACTGTATTGTGCCATAAAAATAAGATGTAAAAACGACAGGGATACGACATGTTAACGACAAAAAGAGCTGCCAGATAAACTGACAACTCTTTTAAAGAATATTTTACTGTAAATAAATGTCAACTATTGTCAAATAAAGTTAAATAATGTAAAGAAATGTAAAATACACTATTACAACATCTGCAATTCCTCTCCTGTGTCCTTTGATGTGAGTTTGATAGAAACGTCATATCCTAATGCTTCGGATATCTGGCGTATATCACTTTCTCTAAAATTATTTAATCTAAGCTTTTTGGACACGTTAGATTGAGAACACCCTAACAGTTTTGCAAGCTGAGTGCCGTCCATCTCTTTCTTAAACATTATTGTTTTTATGATGGTTGAAAACGTGTTTTTATTTTCTGAATCCACTTAATCACCTTCTTCCTTTGATTTAAGCTCTGCCTTGTAAGAAATCAAATGTTCTTTTACAGCCTCAAGGTCATTAGATTCCTCTGGTATCAATCGGTTGAGATAATACAAAAAAGAATTATAAGCCTTTGCTGTGCAATAATACTTTTCCTTGCCATTCACCGTAACTATTCGACCTCTAAATGATGTCGGGGATGCATTATCAATTAAAGATTTGGAAAAGCTCAATGCAGACCGCTTAACTAGTTTTTGGAAAATTTTAAATTCGGCGGCATTTGACGAAAGAAATCTGGCCCAAATCAAATCCAGGTCACTAGAAAACTCATATTTTTTAAGTTCAGTTGGATTTTGCTTGCCACTAGCCAACTGAATGTTGTATGACAATACGCCAATTTCATTTGTGATATAACGGCACAGCTCAATGCCAACAGATATGTAATCTGCAAAGTTAGGATCGAGATTTGCTGTAAATCTTTTTGAACATTCATCAACAAATTTCATCGCCTTGGAGTCATACATCATTCCGCAAGTTTGAAAGCCTGCGCTGCTAATTCCGATTAAGCGCAACCATGTAACAGTATCTTTATTGTTGTAAAGTATCTTGTCGAGTAGTTGCCACAATGGAACATCGTTAAATAAGCGAAGTGGTTTAGCACTGTTACTATTTAAAATGTAAAGTGCCATGGTTTCAGCTGTAACACGTTCTTTATCAAAAAACTCCCCACCCAATGCATTAAATCCGGTTATGACCCCATTTTCACGCTTGAGAAATATCCTGCGCGATTGGTGCGTGAATAATTCCGCTGGGGTAGAAGGTGGATCAATCTTTTTGCGCTCATCGGATCGTGGCAAGCATTCCCATATCGGGCAAGGCTTAGGCCACAATTCTCCATTACCATTCTGTAAAGGAACTAGGTTCATCATAAGTGTTTCAAAAAGATTTCGCCCGATTGCGTAAACAATAGTATTTTGCCCCAACCATCCAATACTGATTGAAGGCAAACCTGCCCTACTTGGCTTTACAGAAACATCGTCATACCCGTTGATAAAAAGAAGCCATCTAGCCGCTTCTGCATATGTTAGTTGCATTTTTGCTTCTCCACTTCTTGTTGCAAAAATTCGTACCTTGTTGTTGCTTTCAGAAATTTCTCCGTTTAACTTTGCAGCACCAAAAGCGGTACCTTTTTTAGCTTCGTTTGCCTGATAGAATGGAGCATCAGGATGGAAAAGCCAGAAACGTTCTCTGTATTCCTCTAAATATTTTAAAAACGCTTCTGGGAAATGACCGAGATTCCAATAGCTTTTCCAACGGCTGATTGCTTCATCCCTGTTCAAAAGCGGAATCTCATCACCGTTTGAGTCGAATCTTGCAAATCCAGAATGAGCAATTGCAAGAAGCAGCCGTATCATTGCAACATTTTGAGTATCTGTTTCACCTGCCAAATCCATGTATTCGTGGCTGTGAATGAAAACATCCGTGAGTGAAACTTCTTTAATGGTATAATCTGGAAGCAATACACGCACCCAGCTTTCGTCAAGCAAATTAAATTCTTTCTTCATATATATCCTTCTTTCTGCAGTTCTTTACTTTATTTAACAGTTCTTTACTTTAAAATAATGTCAAATAAGGTTAAATACTGCTATTTACTAATATATATATTTCTTGCAATGCATAATCTATATTTATACGGCTCAAATATCCGATTTTTGCATTCCAATCTTGAGCCTGTGCAATCATGGCATAATACAGTTTGTGGCTCAGGTGAGCAGTTACGAAGAACACAAAGTCAGATTTTTTTAATGCAGCGTTGCGCACAGTGCTGACATTTCCTGCACTGATATATTGCCAATCCGGAAGATAAGTTTTAAGCTTCTTTATCAAGTTTGGATGCCCTCCAACAATTGTACCACTAATGTTTTTTAATTGCTGAATTTGCTCTTTAGATAGCTTATTTACAATTTCGGTTTCCGAATCAGATTTCAGTGAAAACATATGCTCTCGTAAAGCATAAAGCTCCCTGCGTTCACCCTCTACCTTTTGCAGTTCGGATTTTAGTGCATCATTCTTCTGCTTGAGCAGTTTTATCTGATCAGATAAGCACTGAACCTGCTCAGTACAAGCTTTTTGTTCAGACATCCTGCGTTCCTGAGATTCAGATAATGCAGATTTGGCTTGAAGCAATTCATTTTTAATGCTCTCTACTTCAATATACACGTCTTCGCGATTGTGTTGGAAGTAGTATTCTTTAGACTGCTTATATGCCTTACACATAGCTAATATATAGCTCGTATATTTTGCATAAGTCAGGAAATCTTCACGTATTCCTCCTCTTTTTCCATGCGTATAAGCAATTGCTAGTGCTTCCAGATCTTCATGTGTGAACTGTAATTCAGAAAAAATAGAAACACTTGAAAGTGACTCAATATCAAACACTGTAGTGTATCCAAATTCCTCATCTTTTGGTGCTAACTGGATCTGCTTAAATAAATCTTTTGGAAGTTGACTAATGTATGATTTTGCTCTTTCCTGAAAAGCACAGTCATATTTCTTTAAGCCTTTTTGTATTCTACGTTCTGGATTGTATCCGTAGTTTGCAATAAAGCAAAGTAATTCATCACATTTTTTACGTTCTTGTACCAACTCTTGTGGCCACATATTTAAAAAGTAATAGCCTGCAAATAAATGACCATTAAAATTATCGTCCGAAACATGATCTGACTTTGCAAGCTTTGCATAAATGACTTCTCCGATTACACTATCAAAATGAAGCGGTTCGTCTTTTGGAAGCCTTCTAAAAATGTTGTATAGCTTTCTGTATCCCTTTTTGAAAAGAATATCCAAAGAAGTCTGTGCTTGTTCATCTTCTGTGTAGCTATATTCGACGATTCCAAGTGCTTTTTTATAAGCTTCTTCTGTTTGCAAAGACAACTCTTCCGAAAATAAAGTATTGTAATATTCGCTCTGCTTTGCAGCATTATAATAAGCTACAGCATTCTTGCCATATTCGATTTCTAAATCTAATCGTATATGGCGTGCAAACGCGATAGCGCAAGCGTAAAACGGTATCAAGTTTACTTGCTCCATAAAATGCCTCCTTTCTTTAATTTTAGTAAAGAGTTATCTTGTGATAAAATTACCAAAATTTTATTTTTTGATTACGTAAATAGGATCTATTTTTTGATTTATTATAAATCTCATAATGCGTTAAATACATTGCAAAATCATCGCTCCATGCCTTTTCTAATTTGACCTTATATTCCACAATATGTCCAGATTTATATATTCGTATTGCATGATATCTGCCGCATATGTCGCTGCTTTCTGTATGCCATATAAATAAATCTACATACCCATTGTAATAATCTTTTTTAACTTGTTTATACATGTTACAGCATAATTCAGTTGTTGGCAAATCAAATTTGTCAATGTAATTAAATGCCATTGTAAACTCGCCACTCGCAAACACAGTTAATACTGATACAATATCAATTGTTTTCATATTATTAGTGGATAGTAAACGCCGTAACGATTCTGCAATATTACAATTCCGTTCATATATCACATCGTCAAGTTTTCCTTCTGCAATAGCATTTTTAACACTAACTATTCTTTCGTAAATCTCATTACTTACCATAATAAAATCCTCCTTTTAACAATTTTTAACAGTTCTTTACCTTATTAAACATTTTTTAAATGTCAAATAAGGTAAAGAATTATAGATCATGTGTCCGCATGTATTCCTCGATGGCGAAACAAGCAAATCCTGCTAGGGTGCGGCCTGACTTACGAGCAGCTTCCGAAAAGGCTGCCTTTTGCGATTCTGTGCATGATACACTGAACTGAATCTTGCGCTCAGCTGCAGGGACTTCTCTGCGGCCTACATATCCACCATTGGGACCGACCTTTGGAGTCGGATTATATCCGGGTGTATAAGTCCTGCTTGGGTCAACTGGAGCAGGGACAAATACGGACTTTTTTTCTACCGGCTGGATGCTTGGAATTTCAGTTTCGCTAGTATCTGCAAAATCAATGCCGGCTGTCACATCAAAAGAAGTAGTAGTGGTGTTATCTTTCTTTCTCATTGTGTCACCTCTCAATTAGCTCTTTTGCAAATTGTACATAATCAATAGCAGCATTGCAATTTGAATCAAATTTCATCAGCGTTGTTCTGGTTGCCTGTGCCTTTTGTACGGCAATGCTTTCACGGATAGTTGTGCAGAAAACCTTTGTGTTGAGTTGCTTGGCAATCTCTTCCAAAGAAGCTTTAACTTCCTGGGCGAGGAGCTGGCGACTCTTATATTTAACCAGCAAGAGTCCTGCAACCTCTAGGTTAGGATTATTTCTTTTCTTTACGCCCGTGATGGTTCTATTCAGTTCCGACAGACCTTGAATAGCGTAGCGGTCTGCAGTGACAGGAATGATGACCTTGTCAGAAGCAATTAAACAGTTTTTAAGCAATTTGTTGTCAGCCGGAGCTGTATCAATAATAACGTAGTCATAGCCAGTTAATTCGGAAAGAGCGTCTTTTAGTCTAAAATACTCATTCCCATCACTTGGGAATCTTTGATCTGCTGTTTTTAACTCTGGATCAGACGCAACTATATCGCCTATTTCTGTTTTTTGAATAGCTTCCGCAATTGGAAGTGGATCTTCGATGTCTAAAATAACATCGTAGAGAGTTGCCATATCTTTGGACACTGCTCTATAAGTGTCCGTACTGTTACCCTGTGGGTCAGCGTCAACCAGTAAGACCTTCTTGCCTTGCGACATTAAAATCGACGCAAGTGTAGTGGCTGTTGTGGTTTTTGCAATGCCGCCTTTTTGATTTGCAATGCATATTACTTTCATTGTGAAACCTCCTTTGTGATTACATTATTCTACATTATTTTACAATTCTTAACCTAATTTAACATTTCTTTACAGTAAAATAATGTTTTTTCATTTCTCAGTTATAGGATACATCGTTAGAACTAAAAAGTCAATAGTTAGAACTAAAAAGTTATAAAAAATATCTTTAAGGTTATACGTGTGACATTTCTTTACAGTAAAATAATGTTAAAAAATGTTGTAAAATCCCCTAGCATCATAAATACCAGGGGACTATTTATAGTTGGTTGATTTTTGATTTTATATCGGCAATCCTACGGTCAACCGTCCTAGTTGACACAGATAACCGGGTTGCTATTTCGCTGATAGATTTGCCTTTAGACAACATATCAAATGTTATCTCTTCGTCCTCCGTGAAATTACTTCTAAGTTTGTAATCATCAAGCTTAGACTGGGTAAGTTTGTGTAATTTCACGGATCACATCATGACTCCTTGATTGTTAGCTCTTTAGAATCAGTTCTTTTGAGAATAATAAGCTGCCTATCCATATCCGGTATCTTCCAATTATCAACAGATTCAGAGTCATCTACGATGATAGGAAGGGTAGTAGCGTATTTCTTCTGAAAAGCCTTGCAAACATCTGTCTCGATTAAGATTTTTGCACCGTGATTAAGGTTTCTAGCGTATGGTTCACCGTTTACGCAGAAATCACATGTTTCTTCCAGATCACCATTCACAAGCTGTCTGAAAAATTTCACCTGGCAGTACTCTAAATACTCGTTTACCTTGCTTTCTAAAAGCTCGTGCTTGCGAATGTTGAAGCGTTTGAGCAAGTCGAGTTGTGCCTGCGTATCTGCAATTAGCTGCTCATTCTTTCGGCGCTCGATGTTAAGCTCTGCAACTCTTGCGTCAATCTTGACATTGATTTCGGTTTTTGCAAGCTCTGCTTTTAAGCCAGATAGCTGATGTTGAAGATTATTTTCTTCTGCCTTGAGCTGTGCAAACGTTGCATTTGCAGTATTTGCTTCTAACTGGCTTTCAAGCTTTGCGATTTCTGCAGATCTGGCTTTTGCTGCCTCGTCTGGTTCTGCCGGAGGTACAGTGGATATAGCTTTTTTCTGAGCAACTAAATCATCGACAACTCTTGACTTTTTATTGGGTTCTTCACGAAGGGTAGAAAGCTCTGCATCTGCAGCATTGAACTTTTCGCGTAAAGCATCAATAGCTTCTTTACATTTCATTCCATCGTCTGTGATTTCCTGCAACTTTTCTTCCTTCGATTCTTCGAAATGCTTTCGCATTTCATCCTGCTGATCAGATGGGTATTCACGCTTGCAATACGGGCAAATCAGCAAATTTTCATCAAATTGCATATCTTTATTGCTTTTCCAGTCACTTGAAAGCTTCAAGCGCTTAGTTTCAAGATTCCGAATCTCGGAGTCAATCTGGTACAATTCATGTTCCTTGGCGTTTAAATTGTTATTGGATAGGAAAAGTTCTTCCTTTGCTGCCATAATCTGAGCATCTAAATCGGCAATTCTTTTCCTGTTTTCGGCATTAGCGTCATCAGTGACCTTTAATTGCTCCTGCTTCAACTTATAAATTTGTGCCTGAATTGCACGTTGCTCATCAAATGCCTTCTGCACATCAGCTTGTTTACTCTGGTTATCTTTCAGTCTGCTTTCAATATCTGCAATCTGACTGTTTACCAAGGCTTCATCAATGACAATTTTCTGCTTTTCCACCTCATCAATACGGCTCGGAAACTCTTTACGAATATCAAGCAGTCCTTTAGTTCCATTTCTTCCACGTCTGCCATTCAGCATAGTGTTGAATTTTGATTTTAATTCGTCGACACTGCCATCATCCAACAATGGGAGAAGAGGAGAAAACTCCGGAAAACGTTCGCAAACCTCTGCATTGGAACACGTTCCAAAGGTGGATTCCAAGATTGATCTGCAGTCAGTAGCACTCTTTGACAAGAGCGTTTTAGCGTTGATCAGGTTCGAGAGTTCGCTCACAGGAACCAATTTTTCTGCAATAAAATCTTCGTAGTCACACTTCTTTTTAGGAATATTATTGATATAATAGTCAATAACATTACCTATGAAGTCACCCTTTTTGTTGTAGCTCTGACGAGAAACCTTCTTAAATGTCTTGTTGGAGCCGTTAAGCTCTACGGTCATCTCGACTGTAACCTCAATATCGTTAATCTCGTTACCTGATTTATCGTGTGGCCTGATTCCAGTGATTTCTTCACCATTCTCACCCCTACAATTAAGTACCCAAAAAATAGCCCTCTTAACTGTGCTTTTTCCAGATTCATTACATCCAGATACCTCTGTCTTATTGTATAAATCTGTATCTATAGCTTTTCCGTTGTAAAAACTGCAAAAATTATCTAACTTCAAATGCTTAATTCTCATCGTTTTCCCTCTTTCTTTCGTCATCGGTTTCATTTGCGCTTGATGCAGTACACAAAGCAACTGCAAGCACACCAGTAATTCCGCCAAATAATAGTCCTGCTATTAAACCGATTAAAAAATCCATACTATTCATCCTTTCTGCTTACAGAATCTATCTCAAATGAGAATCCAGTTCTATCTTCGAGTTCTTTCATAAAACGTTCAATGTCTCCGTCGTATTCCTTTGAGAATTTGTCAACATAGTCCATTGTTTTCTGTATTCGTTTGGCGATTGCCTCAGCCTTCCAATTAGGACAAGTATCTGCCAAAGCAAGTCCAAATGATGTTAATATGATGCTGTATATGTTGTCCACAGCATCTTTATTTGCCTTTTGGTAATATTTGTCATAAAGCTTGCGATCAACGTCTCGTGCAATATTTTCTTTTAACAAAGCAATTCTTATGCTTTCTTCCGCACCTGTGATTCGCTGTTCTACGATTTTGTTTCCTTTTTTTGCTTCTCTTTCAGCCCGTCTCCTTTGTGCTCGTGTCATAGAGCCTCCTTCTATGTTAGATTAAAATAGACTATTTTAATGTATTAAAGCTTATTATAATTTAAAATAGTCTATAAAACTGTGCTTTGCTTATATATTTAGTTCTGGCAAATACTCTGGTTGCTCGGATGCAATTGAAACCTTTCCCTGCAACTTCTGACATTCTTTTTGCTTCGCAATCTCTGCGGAGTATGTTCTTAAAAAATTGCTGTGAATAACTGTCTCAAACTGAGTTGCTTGTCCCTTCGCCCATTCTTCCAGATTCCTTGCGTTTCCAACTGTTGACTGGATAATTGGTGGAAGCTTGGCAAACTCGTCATCAGCATGATATGTGCTGTTTCTTACAGCTATCCGAACCAAAGACCACGCTTCCAACGGCGTAGGCGTGTCTGCTTGACTCAAAGCGACTAACTTTTCGTTAATTTGACCGATTGACGGCGGAAAGCCTGTGTTTTCTGAAAGTATGTATGCTTTGAGTGCTGCACTAACCTGCTCGTAAGTATAGCCAGATAGCATATTTGCCCATGTAGTGGCAGTAAGCTCTATATCTGCAATTTTGTAGTTTGGATATGATACAGTCATTACCGCCATTAACTTTTTAGCCTCGTTTTTAGTCATCCGTAATACTTCCCAAAATTGCATCAAGTTGTGAACGCTGCGGATTTTGTTTGCCCTTGAAGCTATAGCCAGCATCATGCAGTGGGAAAAGTCCTACCCAGCAGTTATCAACAGACTGGTTTAAAATCTTGATCATAAGCTCGATGTCTCCACCAGATAGATTCTCCAACTTGACTATTGCTCTCTTCAAGGCATTTGCGGTTAGGGGCTTTTTAATCTTTGCTCTCATGGAAACAAAATCGTTAAATGCCTCATTCAGGCATTCGTCATCGAAGTATTTTTTTGAAGATACGTTCTTGTTTTTTACGTCCATTAGCTCATTTAAATCATCATACAAAGAGATGATTAGCGAAACTGCATCACCCTCGCCATTAGATGTTAGTAAGCTCACAGCGTTTTTTACTCTAGGCTCATAGTCCTTGCTTTTGATTTGAGCTATCAACTCTTTTCTTGTCATTTTTACCACCTTCCTTTCTTTCTTCTGCCGTTTATTCATGGTTCTCCTCTGGCAAATCACCCAAGCTGTTGACTCCCTGCCCTTTTATGCAAAACATTTCCTCACCTCCCTGCATCTAACCGTCAAATCGCGTTAGAAAGTCTATGTGCGCCCACAATTCTAAGCAGTTTGACAGCTTTTTCAAAATCTGGGGCATATCCATAATCTCTGAGAAGGACTGCACAATCTGTAAACTGATTATTGAACATCATGCATGTTTCATGATATGCGCTCTTCTTTACTTCACTCTCTGGGTCATTCATGTATTCTCCAAACAGGTGTACACCCTTTGCTCCAAGCTCATCAAGCTTATCAAGCTCGGTTTTCAGTCTGCTTTCTGTCTCTTTGCTCATTTCCCCTCCATACACTAGAATTATTTAAAATGGTTCTTGTTTTTTTATCGTTTACAATCTCTCGTTTTAGAGTCTCAATATCTGTTGACTCAACAAATACCGCGTCACCTGAAACAACAACTTTATTTTTACAATAAGGGCACATTACACATTTGTTGTAGTAATTTCTGTGTCCGCAAGAGGTTATTTTGTTAAAAAACACATCATCTTCCTCATAGCTCAAATTTCTATCACATTCAGGGCAAGTTATTACATTTTCTGCTTTAATAATTTTGATCATCTGTTTCCTTTCTCAAGCGCTTTTTCTGGCGGTAAACCTTTGATTCTATTATTCTTTCAACAAAATCTCTATCACCAAAAATCATGATGATTTGAGTCAACATGATAATAACATCAGCGGTTTCCTCAAGAATATCTGCTCTGGCTTTTGTCAGGTCTGTGTCAGGTGTTGGATTTACATTTCCGCCATCCAGCTGAATAGCCTTGCGGCGATGTTTAAGCAGTGCTTTTGTCAGTTCGCTCATTTCTTCAATCGTCTGGTCGATTTGTTTATCTGCTCCGTAAGTATCAATACATTCCTGTAGTACTTCTGGATGCCCCGTTGTTGGCAATCCTGTTGTTTCGTATATCTTTAAGCGTTCTCGGTTTTCTGCCATTCCAATAAGTGCCATGTAAAAAGTGGCAATAAAACTATTAATATCTTCCTCTAGCTTAAATTGCGAATCGACATACATTTTGTCACTAAATGCTTCATCATTCATCGCTGATGCCTCAGAATCGCCGTATGCTTTGTTCAGATTCCGTGCAAGCTCCATAAGTGGAATTTCGCGTTCAAAATCCCTGTACCATACTTCACCATCTTTTATAAATACACAATTGTGTATTTATAAAAGATGCCTGACGGATTATCAAAAATTGTTTTAACCATATTTTTACACCTCTCTAGCCTTAATTAGTTTTCCTGCCAAGTCGTAATCGTATCCAGAATTTTCTTCTTTTCTGTTCATGTAGTCGCAGAACTCCTGACATTCTTCTTTTGTTGTGAAGAATGTATGCCACAAGCTTTCTTCTAATTCTTTGAAATCTTTGTTGTGATCCACTATTACATATGCACTACGACCAACTGTGTCGAAATACCCATCTGCAATTTCTTTGTACCAGCCTGTAATCTCTCCACTAGTATCACTAAGCATATATAGCAGATTTTCTTTCGGCTGATATGTTTTCTTGCGTTCTCCGCATTTGCAATCATCGTATACCACGTTTCCAGATGGTAATGCCACTTTGATTTTTCTGTACTTATCGCACTTGTCGCATTTCTTTTTGTACTGGTAGCTCCAATTTGCTGACCACATAACAGTCTTAAATTGTTCCATTAACGCTTTCAGCCTAGCTCGTGCAGCTTTGGTTCCAGCCTTTTTCATTGCACTTTTGTACTCTGCTTTCTTTCTCTCATAATCTTCCTTTATGGATTCAAAATTCTCCTTGATGCCCTGCAATTTTTTATTTTCCTCACGCAGCTTTTCAAGTTCGTCCTTAACTTCCTTTTTTACAGATTCCCGAAGCTCGTTTTTAAGTTCTTCGATTTTTGCGTCAAACTCGCTCGGCCCGAAATAATCTTCATCATCCATGTAATACATATTATCATTCCTTTCGTTTTTACAAAGCAGCAGTTGATTCAACAACTTCAAATTTGATTGGTAAAAAAGCTGTAAATCTCGATTTCATCCAAGGTTTTTCTTCGGAAGAAAACTCGTCACCATATTCTGAGCAGCATACAATGTTTCCGATGGTATACTTGAAATGGTGTGAATCAAAATAATCCTCATTTTCTGGAGCTTCTTTTAGTACTTTTGTATTGTATGTTTTACAGTTGAGTACACTTAGAAGCACATCACTTGCTACATCGTACATAAATAACAATGTGCCGTCGTTAATGCTGCTACTCATTGTGTAGTAGTTAAAATCAGCATCATTGTCATAGCACACTTCATTAATGAGGTTTCCGCTTTTGTCTTTAGTTCATAGATTTTATCGCTGTTAACTTCTTTAATTATTCCACATATATCCATCTCATACATTGAATCAAATTTGCAATCAGGTAGTCTCTGCTTGATGTATTCAATTGATTTTCCCATTCTCAATGTCCTCCCAGTCAATCTTCTGCCCACAGTCTGGGCAATATGGTGATTTCTTTGCAATACTTATGCCACTCCATACTGTGTTTCCACAGCACGGGCATTCCCACACCTCAAGTTCAATCCCTTTCCATGTGTGTGGTTGATCACCTCTGTTTTCATGGATGATAGACTTGTGAGTTGCTTTAACTGGTGGCTGCGGAAGCTGCTTCTTTAAGCATTCTACTGCTGTTTCGTAAGCAGTTTTTTCCCTTCCGACTCTCAAACTTGTCTGCATATCACAGTTACAAACTCGGTGCTTCATGCATCCCAATTCATGATTAAAATAATCAATAGACTCCTTGACGTGTTCATTGTTCATCTTTTAAATATTTTCTCCTTTCTTCTTGGTCTGGGATATCAGCAAAACGATATGTAGAAAAAGTATTATCTTCTAAAGCTGTCCAACTGGTCTTACCAAAGTTAAACACAACTACAAGGCCACTAAGGGGTTTAGCAAAGTGAGCTGCGCGCCAAGGCCCAGTTTCAGAATCACTCACTAAAACTTTTGTATCAATTGGTACGCGGCTCCAATCAATTTCTGGTACTTCTTCTTCGCACCAATGTACAAAGGCTTTATCACAGATTTCTTCTTCAATGTGATAAAGGCAAGACTTGCAATTGTGGCAGCACTCAGTCAATCCTTTATTCGTTAGTGCAGGATGTGCTCCTGTTTTAAATAGGATTTCCATTATTTTATTTTCATTTTTCTCTCTATTTGTCATGCTATCTCCTTATGCGAATTTGAGCTGTCCAGTTTCTTCTTCTCTAACCTTCATGTTTGGCATTCTCTGTCGCAAACACATCTCCGGGAGATTTGCTCTTACCAGTGCTGCAGGAATTGGAGGACACACCGCATTTCCACACCTCTTAACTTGCTCTGACCGAGGATATGATTTGCCAGAGTAATCCTGATCGATGATATAATCATCGGGAAATCCCTGACATCCATATAACTCGCGCGGTTCCAACATGCGAAGTCCTATGTCTACGATTTGGTAATCTACACCTTTTATTGTAACAAGTCCAAATCTATCATGTGTTGTTATAGTGTCTAGGGGCTGCTTAATATTCTGACCATCATTATTGCCATAATATTTAATCAAGAAAGCTCTGACTTCCCCAAAATGGCCAGCTGACGTTGTTACAGTATGTAATGGCTCTCGCTCATCCTGCCCGATACCGGTCTTATAGAATTTGCTCAAGAAAGATGTTACAAGTCCGTATCTGTTTGAACTATCTACAGTCATTATTGGTTCGCTGATGCCCTGACCACGAATGCTGTCATTTTCATATGAATGATATTGGGTTAAGATCGGAGCTACTAGGAAATTCTTGTCTTTTGCAACGATAGTATGCAAAGGCTTTTCTACACTGTATGCTCTTGGGCTTTTTTGATTTTTAGATTCGCCATATCCGATTTCAACAATGAATGGATCGGCATTATCAACAACAAATTTCTGAATGCCTCGCGCAATCCGCTGCATTGTTTTTGAAGCTAATGGTCTGACTGCACGAACACCATACTTCTTTTTAATCTCTTCCGATGTGTCAAAAATGCTTGGACATGGAATTGAAAAGTCTAATTGTGTGTATGCCCCTACATATGGCTTTAAAATACCCTTTTTAACCGCTTCACTATCTAATGGAGCATGTGTAGGCTCAGGCCATAATATTGGCTTATTATCACATCTGGCAATTAAGAAGAATCTTTTACGCATTGTAGGCGCACCGTAATCAGCTGCGACTAGTTCGCGAAACTCTACAGTATATCCTAAATCTGTAAGTTGCTTGATAAAACGTTTGAACGTTTCTCCTGACCTTGATTTTATAGGGTGATGCCGTCTGTTAAGCGGCCCCCATGTTTTAAACTCCTCGACATTCTCAAGCATTATTACTCTAGGTCTAACTAGTCCAGCCCACCTGCAAGCCACCCAAGCAAGGCCGCGGATGAATTTATCCTTCGGCTTTCCACCTTTAGCCTTGCTGAAATGTTTACAGTTATGTACAACGATACTTTCAGCAATGTAAGTTTCATCGTCTTCCACACTGATATTGTAAAAGGTTTCGACTGCACCTGTCTTCTCAACTTTTTTAACAGCCGTCCACAAATATCCATCTTCCGTAAATGTTTGTGCATGTTTGTCGTCAATGGCTATCTTCCACTTCACGATATAAATATCATGAGTTTTTACAGTTCTGCCTTCAATCTTGTCTCCCTGATGATTCATGTAGATAGTGGGCGAGTACCCCATTGTGACCGCCAATGTACGGAGCCCATAGGCAAGCTTTTTGGAAATGGTTGTGCACTCAACCTTATTTCCGCTTGTCCAGCCATCTGCGCTCAAATAGCCCGACATAAACGCTTCCTTATACGGTTCTGGTGCGCCATATAGCCATGCCGGAATTGTTTTTTGCAATGCTAAGTGGCCAAAATTACTTCTCAACCATTTAACAAGTGCTCGATTGTTGGCAGTGAATTGTCCACCTGTACGAACATCGCGATAGTACCAACTTAATTCACCATCTTTGCATCGCGCTCCTTTACGTGACCACATGTTTAGTTTCTCTCTTAGAAACTCCACATCCTGCATCCCACTAGCAATTGTAATTTCCGCACGAGTATCCGTTAATCTGGTCCAACCATCTCCCACATATCTTCCAGCCAACCACAGCAATCTCTCATCCACTGGTAGAAAAACTGATTTCGTATTTGGCTTTTCCAATTGTGGGATAGGCATAGGATCTACGCTTATTCTGGATGCCCAGTACATATCCCCTTGGATATCCTTTGCTCTGACCCATTGCATATCATTGTGGACTCTTTTGTACTGCCTAACTTGGTTATTCCATAGGTGAGGACAATTTTTGATTAAAAATGGATGATCCTCACTACAGAGCATTCCAACATTACCGTACCCTACGATTCTCACCGCTTTTTTGCGAGACATCATAGTTGCAGTAATGGGTTTCCATGATCCGTTGTGCGTCAGTACCTTGTCGCCAACTCGCAAGGTTTCTATCGGCTGATATCCAGTTTCCGTTAGAACCAAAGTTCCTTTTGCAAAGCAATCTGGTGAAAACCATGCAAGCCCGACTGGGTGTCCATCACAAGCCTTTACTGGATCTACCTGCCAAACGTCCTCACAATAATGTTTTGTAGTTGGATGGTTAGTTCGATGCATTCTGATAGCTTCTGGATCATGGTTGATTGCAATATCAACACTTACCCCTGTTACCATCTCCGCTCCTGTTGAAACTCCGCCACCACCTGCAAAGTTGTCTACCACTAATTCACCGTTTATCATAGTCTCTCCTGTCAACATGTAAGTATCTGTATTTTTCTTTTGGTTTTTTACAACTCGTTCCTATAAAAAATCAATAACGTTATAAAAGAATCAAACCCCACAAAAGTATCAGTGAGATAATCCACAATGCTCCAAATGATGCTCTAGTCCTTTTGGGTCCTATGTAGTGCAGAAGCATAGCTAAAAGCATAACCACACATAAAACACTCTTAATTATCTGCATAATATTCAACTCCTCTCATTCTTTACGTTTTACAAAGGATTCGCATTCTGTATTCAGCAAGCATCCATAATCACGACCTATGGTATAGCTCGGTATCTCGTATCCATTCTCACAAACGCGACAATATTCGCCACATTTATACTTGCTATTTACAACTTTTTCTGCTTTAAGCTGATCCAGTTTATCTTCAAGATTTACCTTTGCATTTTTAAGTTCTGCATTCTCCCTGATTAGGCTGTCGTATTTGTTTCGGCTCATTATTTTGAACATTCGTGCCACCTCACCCCATAATATTTAAAACTATGATTGCTATGTTACACAGCAGTATAACGATAAGTGCTAAAATATTCACGATTTCAGCAGTTTTTCCGTACTTTAACGGAGATTTGTATGCAGCTCTAGCCATTATGAGTTGGACTGCAAGAAATACAAATTCGATGCATAAGATAATATGCTTAATACTCATTTATTGCTCCCTTCTGATACCTTATTATCATTTTCTTGTGCATCCTCGAAGAATGATTTGATATCAAACCACTTATCATTGATTATATTTCCAATAATTTTTAATCTTCTATCTCCAGTTACTGCGGTTCGTATATATCTTCCCTCTAAATCACTCAACTTTGTAACTCCGACTGTATCCATTATTCTAGCAATGGATTCCATTCCCGGACCATAGCCACTAAATTCTTTCGCCCCCAGATAGCCGTGTCCGAGACTATATCCGCCAAAAACGCATCCCCAACCTGCACCTTCAACAACGACATCAAACGATATGCAACCGTGATTTTCCATTGTCAGCTCCGCACCTTTGATTTGTGCGTTTCGGATATCGTAGCCTTCTTCAATAAGCTTTTTTTCTGTCCAGATCTTCATACATCCTCTCCTTCCAATTTTTGTCCGCACCAAGGGCAGTACGGATATATTTTTGCTGATGCCGTAAATATCTCTGCCCTCTGGCAGTTCGGGCATACCATTTTTTTATTTCCACAATCATCTACTTTTGACAATAGTTTCATTGGAATTTCTTTCTTATCTTCAATTCTGAAGCATTTCAGCTTTCTACTAACAATATTGTGATTAAATTCAACTGCCGATTCTTCGTATTTACATACTCCGTACAAAAACGGGATTCCAGCCCATTTTCCATATTTATCGCACGTTATTATTCCATATGCATTTTCCTTTGGACACCAGACTGGCTGACCGACCATTTGCCGCAGTTCATTTAACGTAAGCGCCTTCATTTACTCACCTCCTACATCACATGAATACTTATTTCAAGGAAGTTAGCTGCCGCAGCAACTAACCCCACAGCACTTCTTATAATTAAATCATGTTTTCATCCTAAGCCATTCAGCTTCTTGATTTTGTCGATACAATAATAATATCCAGCAACATAACCACGGCTGAAATCATCTTTACTTTCATCATGGTTGCAGCCCCCTTCTGGCAGCTTGATTGAATCTACCCAATTCATAGAATAAATCAGGCGTTTGACTTTGTTTCGCGCCTCCAGCATGTCTCTTAACTGTTCATTGATTTTCCTCAACCGTTGGAATTGTGTATCCCACTTTCACTTTTTCTGGATTGAATACACAAGCAGGGGCAACTCCATACGTGCTGTCCGCAATGTCGTAGTCCAGACTACCACCCGTGTACACATGGCGAACGTCGCGACTGCTCCCGGTGTCTGTGATATACCGAGGTGTGCAAGTCCACATCCACTCAGGCAGTAATGGAACATTCTTGCGGTACTTTCTGTATTCGTCACAACTCAGGATGAATACTTTGTCCTTGACTGTGCCGTAACGATCGTCACCGTTGTCAGCTACCAAGTCAACCTCATGAGGAATGAAATTATCCTCACCCAACACGGGAAGCAGTTCACTAAGCAACTTTCTACGCAAACTCGATTCTGCATAGTTGTTGCAACAGTCCTCATCAAAACAATACTCATCTCCATTCCAACTGGATGCCATGATTGCCAGAACTCCACCCTCTACATTATTGTCCAACACAATCCACTCAAATCTTTTAAAGTAAAAATGACTTCCATCTGGAATTGTTCTAATATCATCTTCTCTCATTTGCCATTTCCTTTCCTGGTTTAGAATCAAACACATTCCCCACTACTTCGCACTTATTTGACTAGTTTCCTCGTAGTTCCCGACACTGATAAGCTCCATAAACTTATCTCTCTGGCGCTCTGAAACCTTGTTACCCTGTTTTTCGGGCTTGACAGCGATTGTAAGGTGTTTCTCTGCGATAGATGATAATTCCTTAGCTAGCGATTTCTTACCTTGCTGTATGCCCTCTAAGTAGCTTCTAGGTTGCTTTCTGTCTCCTATAGTTCCGCTTGAACGGTTTTCACCTTGTCCACCCAGGCTAACATTCCGAAGCTGATAGCCATTTTCTGCATAAAATCTGATGTAATACTTTTCCTGTTCGTCAAGCTGATCAATAGGAACATTCATGTATTCAACCTTCCACCCGTAAGGATTGTCCACTGAATACAGTTTGTGCTTTCTAAGGCTCAGGTCTATGTGCTGTTTATAGCCAGCCATATGACTCGCCAATCTGCTAAGTATGTGCACGGCTTGCCCGATATACGCAAACCGGAAGCCGTTCTCATCCTTTCTGGTCAAAATGTAGATTCCGCTTTCATCGTTCAGCTGGGGATTGATTTTCAGCAGTCGCTTTTTATTCTCCTGCTCTATGGCTTTTGCCTTTGCAATGTTGCTGTATTTATTCATCAATAACCTCTATTTTCTTGATATGGCTCTTACGAAACCTCCAGTTATCGACTCTGTATTTCCCATCAAAATCGCGTTCAAGCTTTCCAACTGACTGTGTACCTTCAAAAAATGTCACCCTTACATTTTTTCCCATTAAGCTATTTAGTTTTGCATCGTCATGGCTATTTTTCATTGATCTTCTCCTATAAACTTAATCTTTCTGCCACAGCATGGACAGTACTTGATTTTGCTCAACAAATCAGTCCCGATAGATATAGCATCGCTACTGCAATTGGTTTTGATATGAAATACATCTTTCTCTTGTTCCCACTTGCAATATGTTCTTTTCTTTTTCCTTTCAAATCTTTCAATTTCTTTCTTAATTTCTCCAAAGTGAAATTCCCCACTCGCAATGTCTTCATAGCGTAAATTTTCGAAAAGAGTGTAAAAACTCCCATCCCATATAGGCTTATCTTTCAATTCTTTTTCTAAATCCTCTACGGTATCACCCTGTATAATGTAATCTACTTCTGTTAGGATATCATCAAAGAGGTTTTTTAGATATTTTCGAAAAGATTCCTCATCACGCGGAATGCGGTATACTGCAATTGTATACAGCGGATTTTCAAACTGTTTTTTCTCGTTATTCAACTCATATTCTGTAGGCATGTGAACTGCAACTGATCCTTCACTACGGGCAATTTCATATCCCCAACCAATTCGAAAACGAATGGTGCGAAATGCTTTGTTTGCCATTTCTTCCGAACTGTATTCTTCAACCACATTGCAAATGTGCACTTTATTTCCAATTAGATATAGACAATCGACTTCACTATAGCAATGAATTTCTCTTTTATCTTTTTCAAATACAAAAATCATTTTTCCTCTCTCCTCCTTTCACACTTTTTACATAGCCAAACCGACCATGTGAATAAAAATAGCTTATGCTAGCTTCCTGATCTGCTTTCCTATTATCAATATGGCTTTGGCAGCATTGCTCTGCTCGCTTTCTGGCGCCCTCTTCTCCAAATGCCTGTACATCCCAACCTTCTCCGCAAATATTGCAATGTATGTATTTTTTTTACTTTTACTTGATGTCCTTCACGGAAATGTTTTTCTATTTCTGCTTTATTTGTGGAGTTCAGCATACAAATCGGGCAATAATAGTAGGTCATGCTTTTAGTTCGTTCAAACTTCATTTTTATCTTCGTTTTTTCAGCTCCTTTTCAATTTGCTCTACCCAAAAATAGAACGATTCGCAGCTCAATTTTCCCAAAGCAGAAACTGATTTTTGCAGTCCATCTTTAATTCTTTCAAAGCAACTCCCCAAATCTGCAAATGCAGCTGTTTCTGAATCCATAAATTTTTCCAATGGTTCTTCAAGCGATACCAGTTGCATAGCCTGCTGATACTGCTTTGGATTCATGCCATAAAGTTTCTTAAACTGCTTCTTTCTCTGTCTTTTATTCATTTGGCTGCACCTTCCTTACTTTCTGAACCCAGGTCATATCCAGAACTTTCTCTATACGCATTGAGTACGGCACTAATGATAGCCTGTTCAATAATTTCCTCGCTCTTTGCAATCAGAACCATATCGTGCTTGATCGTATCATCGTAATAACGGCCTGCTCCACATGCCCATTTGCCATCTTGCTGTTCTACAATAAATCCAATACTTGCACTCGGCTCACTTTTGCATGGCTTGGGTCTACGCCCGAGTTTTACAAAAAAGCAATGGTGATCTATAAATAGATTTTTATATATTTCTATCATTTTCGCCTCCTGATTGTGATATGCAACTGTTCTTCTAGCCAATCAAGCCCCTCGTTTGTGAAGAAGTATGTGGTGCTTTCCTTTGTTATTCCACATCTTCTGCTTTCCATGTAACCTGCATCAACAAGCTTTTCAAGTTCCTCATCTTTGCCATTGAAGTAATTTCTGGTGGGCTTGAAATGCATCTTTCCATTGCGTTTATAAAGCGTTCTCCGTGTGGCATAATCAAGTCCGATTGTGTGGCGCACCTTCTGGCGAAGCGTGCAACAGGAATATGTGATTCCATTCTTTTCAACATTGAGATAATCATTCTGCGGTAAATTTATCATATTTCCCTTTCACCTCAATTTCTAACCAACGCGCTTTAAATTCTTCTTCTGCTATTTTAAAGTTGATATGACGCTTTTCACTAAAAATGGTAATAACTTTACCTCCTTCCTCACGTTTAAACTGCCATTTTTGCTGCGGCAAACAACTTATCCAACATTGATCGCCGCCAAATACATACTGGCGCCATACTTTAGGTCTGCACCATCCTTCTTTATCCATTGGATTCTTCCTCGAAGGCTTCTTCCATGGCTACTGTAAGCTCGTTTGCATCGTGGAGTGCCACTTCTGCTTCGCTGAATTTTCTTTTTTCCAACCTGCTGCTAGCCACCCTGATAAGGAAGTCACGAAGAACTACAGCTGCGTCAGTGCTATAAATATTTACCGAAATGCACTTCTTATCCTTTAATCCGTAGCTTGATACCATTGACATTTTTATACCTCCGCTAATCCACTAAAAATTTTTAATAAATCACTCTTGTTCACCCTTAGCCTCCTTCGGTTCAAATTTTGGAAACGGCATCCAGTAAGCAACATGCATTCTGCCTTTAAGTAGCATTGGTACTGTCGTCCACTCACCGTTAATGGTTTTACCTGTTCCAACTACAAAATTATCTTCATCAAGGTTATTGACTAGTACCACTAAAACGGTATTTGAATTTTTTTCCCAAAACGAATTGCTCCACTTGTCAGTCCCTTTGAACTTTGCGAATATACTGTCGTGTTCTTCTGGCATTGCTTCTTCGACTGAAATCCAATCATTTTTCTTGATTTCATCAGCAAGTGCCGATAAAGTCTGTTCGCAGCTAGAAGCAATCTTCAAGGCAAGTTTTTCACACTCACTTTTAGGTGCAAATATATTGCACTCATCTATGTACTTTTGACAAAGTGCAGCTTCTTCTTTAATTTCTTTCAAATATTTCTTCAATTGCTATTTCCGTCCTCCTGGTGAATGCTTTTCTCAATTTCTTCATCGGTTCGCACAGTAACAAGTGGAATCTCTTTTGAAATGTTCTCTACAAGTCTCTTGAATGCAGCCTTGGCATTTTCTTCGTTCTTATATTTGCCAATTGGGTAATCAGTCGACTCGTTTGAGCCTTTAACGTGTTTTAATAATATTTCTGTTCTTGAAAGTCCGTTAATGTAAATGTCAATTACATTGTCCCAGTTGTAAAAGGCGTTTCTATCCTGTCTTACAATAATCATCTCAAACCTCTCCCTTCTTTTTTAGTTAAACGGTAGTCCTTCGTCTTCCACATTATCCGGAATATTCATAAAACCTTCATATCCGCCTGCAGGTGCCGGTTCTGGAGCTGGCTGCGTATTCTTCTTGCTTTCCACGAACTCCTGCTCATCCACAACTACATCCGTTGTGTACACCTTCTGTCCATCCTTATTTGTGTAGCTACCTGTCTGGATGCGTCCAGTAACAGCAATCTTTGTTCCTTTGTGCAAAAATTTCTCGGCAAACTCTGCATTTTTTTTAAAGCTAATGCAGTTGATGAAGTCTGCATTCTGACCGTTATCCTGCTTACGGTTTCTGTCTACAGCCAGTGTATATCTGGCTACCGCCATTGTCTCCTGACCCTGTGTATAACGCACTTCTGGGTCTTTGGTTAATCTTCCGATTAAAATTACTTTGTTCATACTAAGCCTCTTTTCTTTAAAGTTTTATTCTTTTCTTTCTTCTGCCTAGTTCCCTCTGCCTTGTAAGAGTATACATAAGTTCTTCCTCTGGTCTTATTTCCTGCTTAATCTTCAATTTGAACATTGCTCGCATGGCTTTGAGAAAATCTTTTCTTTCTTTTTCTGTCATGTTATGTTCAAAAGCAAGCGTAGGCACAATTAACTTTTCATCCAGTAAGACTTGCCGATTTTTCTTCACTTTGAAATCCTTCTTTCTTTTAATACTGGAACACTCCTGCGTCCATCCTTTCATTGTATCTTTTCTCTGCATAGTATCTGAATGTGTAATATTCAAGACCACATTTCTTTGCGGCTTCGCTGCATCCAATGTCTCCTTGTTCCCATTCCAGATACACGTCTGTAAAGTTTGGCGGAAGAATCACTCCTCTCTGGATTCCCTTCCTCTGCTCTTCAATCTCTTTCAGACGGATATTTGCATACTTGCGGAATGTTGTATGTGATATCCCACATTGTCTAGCTGCTTTTTCATCTGAGAGTAAACCAAGTTTCCATTGTTCAAAACAATCATCAAACATTGGTGGCAAAGGCTTTGGAGGCACTTTATTACCAGTCTTGATGGTATGCCTATCACCTCTCTTCGCAAGTTCTTCTCTTGCATATCTTTCAAAAGTCGTGACACAAACACCTATCTTCTTTGCACCTTCTGGTCCGGTTAACTTTCCGTCCCTCCAGGCAATGTAAAGCTCCTCTGGAAGTGTAGTTTTTTTCGCGACAAAGTTTGATCTATGACCTGTTTGTTTTTTAGGTGCCTTTGCCTTAGCTGTATCTTGCCAGTGTAGCCAATTCTTATACATTGGGCGCTGGCTAAATTTTGAGCAGTGATATCCTAACTGGATATTGTGCGCACGGTTATCAGCTTCTTCCGCAGCTTCTTCTTTGCTTAGAAATACTGCCCTTCCAAGCGCTAATCTCTCCCAATGATGTATATTATTCGTATTGCTTCCGATGTCACGTTTTTCAGTTATCGCATCAAAATGTGTGTCTGTCACGGCTATAACAACCGATTCAACAACTTCAAGTCCGTAGTTGTCGAACCCTTCGAATCCCTTTTGTTTTAACTCATAGTTGGTTAATCGGTATTCATCTACGTGATAGACAGAAGTTCCGACCTCAATCTCGTTCATCTTGTGCCTCCTTTATCAGTTTTAGATCATATCCACCTTCTACAAACTCTTTAGTGAGCTTGTGCCTGATGCCGTTGCCTAAGTACTGGTATATATCAAGCATGTCATCGTCAGAAAAATTTGTCTGTAAATACTGGTTTATACTCTTTCGGGTTATATTCCAAAATCTTACATTCCTTACGTGCTGCTGATAAACCATTGTTTTGCAAGCGTCTCTTGACACAGATTCAAGCAACTTACATTTAAGGTCTTCTTCACTCTCAATGTCAGCTATAGAAAAGCCAGAACGTTGCTTGTTTAACAGCAAGTATCCATCGCTGTTGATACTGCTACCAGGAAAGCATTTCATAAGCTTTAAAATTTCATTCAAAATCATAATTACTCCAATCTATCTTCTGTCCGCAGTATGGACAGTGTACGCAAACCCCTGCTTCTGATTCGTACCGTGTGCCACATGTCGGGCAATACCATTCGTATACATTTTCGCTTGATGCACAGATGACTGGTTCTTCTGCAATTGTTTTATGCATGTCTCTGTTTTCGAGAATGTTGTTGACTATTTCACATGCCGTTTGTAGGGGTACTACACGGCAATAGGTATGTGGATATGCTGTCGTAACCATCAATTCACTATTGCTAACCAAAAGGTTTTTGATTTCATCACTTTTTGCAATAGACATTTAACAATCCTCCCAGTCAATCTTCTGTCCACATTTTGAACAATAGGAAGCAAGGCAATCATTTATGATGTTTCCACATACAGAACAGCTACATGCGTTCTTGTCTGCTAGAATAACCGGTTTTTGCGGAATCTGCTTTTTAAGAGCGCTATGTGCCTTCATGAATACAAACGCGGTTCTCATTGATTTTTCAGCTGCCTTGTAGTCCTTTTTCTTCAAGGCTTGCTCAGTTGCTCTGGTGCAAGTATCAAGTTTCTTCTTTAATATCTTCAAGACTTCTTTATTGCTCATTTGCTTTCCTTTCTTACAGGAACGGACAAGTTTCACAATTAAACAATTGCCAGGTCTTACCTGCTTCTGCAACGTCCACATTTGCCATTCCTGCGACTTTTTTTATTCTTGTGACCATTTCCTCCGGTGCTGCATTATTTGCGCTTAAATGGCAAATAATGACGTTCTGGAGTGCGTCTGTTGTGTTAGCTTCTATGAAGCCTGCACACGTTTCTAGCTCCATATGCCCCTTAATGACATGCAATCGTTTACCAGTGACGTCCTCTGAAATGTACTTCTTTTGGTAATTGCAAGACACTAATATATGGTCGATATCCTTAAATCGCCACCTTACAAACTCTGTATCAGTAATGTAGAGCATTCGCCCCATCTCTTGGTGCTCGATGATGAATCCATAGCACGGACACTCTGTACCGTCTGCATCGGTATGCTTGAAGTGTCCATGCGCATCATTCATCGGAACTGATACAATTCTAAATTCGCCATAGCCACCGATATAGGAGTTATCTTCGTAAGGTTTGTAGACTGGGATTCCCATTTCTTCCAGATCACTGACTGCTTCCGAGTGATCTCTGTGTTTATGTGTGACAACGCATCCAACAATATCAGATACCTTCCAACTGCATCCCTTTTTGATCTTCATGATCGGGATTCCTGCATCAAGAAGAAGTATCTTGCCTTTACTATCCTTTAAAGCATAACAATTGCCAGAACTGCCGCTGGCTAAGCATGTTAGAATCATCTAAAAAACTCCTCTCTTACGTTCATCCCTCCACGCTTTCAATGTGGTAACGACCGTAACCGCTAGTTCTTCCACTTCCAATTCCGTTTCCGAAACCTGCAAGACGAATAATGTTTAAGATCTGTTCCAAGGAATACGCGTTTTCTGTATACTGGATGGTGAATGTTGCGCTCCATCCGCTGAATCTATTCAGTCGTACAAGTACCGGAGCACCCTTCTTTGGTGACATAAGCTTTTCATCAATAAAATGCTCTGCAAACTTGATTGGAACTAGATTGCCCTTCGCAATGACATTTACAGCAGCATTAAATTTTGTTGCGTAAGTGTCAATCTTATTCTGTACAACAGCCTGTCCAAATGACTTTTTCAAGCCAAATGCCGTAATGCACGGTGCATTGTTGGCCAGTGCTTCTCTCAAACCTTCCTCTGTGAAGTCTGTAGGCTTTCCACCATACCAGTGCATGGCGGTGATCACTTCTTCCCATACATTTGTAGCCGCTGTGTCCTTAGCCTTATTCTTTCTCTCATCAGTCAGTTTTCTGGCACTGCAATCATTCATTTTATTGAGTACCAAATCTCCATCACCTGCAATAGTAATTCTTGCCTGCTTGATACTTAACGGCTTTAATTCGATGACCTGTGTTTCTTCCTTCTTTGTCATAATTTGTGTTCTCCTTTTTTGTTTTGGTCTAAGCTTTCGCTCGAGGCGCGTCATGAACGTTGTGATGCAATGTTATGTGCTATTTTGTGCTGCTGTGTGATATGCTGTACTGTCATATGTTATTTTCTGCGGCTCATGCCGCGTCTCAAACGGAAGCTTCAAGTGTTCTGGTAACACTTGCAGACAACATGAAATGCGATGTCGTGTGATGTTGTGTTATGTCATGTCGTGTTCTGTTATGTGCTGTCTTGTTTTGTGATGATTGGCAACTCATGCTGCCTGCAAATGCTACCAGTTTGTTTTGTTGGTATCCACTCGGTACGTGACATAAACTGTGTATAGTTATGTGTGCTGTTGTGTTCTGCGTTATTTTGAACTATCCTGTGCTTTGTGTTGTGGCATCTTGCTTATGCCACATACAGAATGGATACCTTTTGTTTTTTTGCGTTATGTTCTGCTTTTTTCTATATTATTCTGACGTTTAGTGTTCTGATTTATGAGCTAGCATGAAGCGGTAAATAATCTGTTTTGCTTTGTCCTGTAGTGTTTTGTTCTACGATGTATTGTGCTGTTTTGTTGTTTGATATAATGTTTTTATCTTATTGAGGTTTACTTACCACCTCGTGCTAGCCCATAAAATTTGCTTAACTCGAATGCTCTATGAATGATGTAATGTTGTGTGCTATTATGCTGTGTCGTGTTATGTTCTATCCCGTGCTGTTATGTTTTTGGCATATGAGCCATTTCTTTTCTCGGATGGTGCATACCGTTACACCATCCATAGAACACTCGAATTAAGCATTGAAACTGTTTAGACGGCTATCTTGTCAATTTCTTCAAAGACACTCTCTAACTCAGAAAGCGACTTATACCGATTTTGAAAGCTTCTCAGCTCTGCGTAAGCTCTCTGTAGCAACTTCCGATACTCGTCAGGTTGTGTTGCAAAATGTGTTGTCGGCATATACACATTTCTCTGACTTGTGATCTGGAAGTGCCTAATAGGTGGTTTATTGTCCTGCTTTGGGATAACTACAAAGAACTGAATGAGCTGTCTTGCCTGCTGCAAGCGATATTTCTCCGCCGCTATGCTATCGTTCCATTCAAAACACTTGTGCAGTTCTGACTGTTCGTCTCTCGCTTTCTCAAGTACTTGTTCTGGCGTTATCTCTGTATCTCTTCCGATTTCGTCCAGGCACTTTGCAGCGTCGGCTTTGAAAATCCCTTCTATTCTCCATTTAATTTCTTCGTCCATAGGCTATCTCCTGATCAGGCAGGCATAAAAGGTGGCAAAGCATCTTTGTTTGCTTCCTTATTCTGCTCATTTGGTTCTTCAAATACCTGTGAATTTGCGTTTTCTGAAATATCTTTCTCCATCTGTTCCTGCAAACTTTCACTTGTGTTTTCTTCAAAATCATTGTCCTCTGCTTCCTCTTTTGTATAAAGTCCCATTGCAACTTCTGGACAATTAAGTCTTGAAAAAAATGAAGCAGCACGATATCTAAGCATGAGCTGTGGCATTGTTTTCCACTTACTACCGTTCTTTGCAATCCATCCTTCATCCTTTGCCATTTGCATGTCAACTGTCATACCATCAACTCGTCTGCCGTCTTTGGTAGTCCAAGCGGTACAAGAAAAAGGCTTTCCGTCTTTGTCTTTTGTTTCCTCGTACTGTAGCTCCATGTCGAATTTGTGGCTGTTGTTAATTCTTGCAATAAGGAACTGTGAGCTCCAAGACGGTCTACCCTGAATAGGATATAAATTCTGCATAACCATCATTGCGCTCACACCCATTCGTTGCGCCATTTCAATGGCGATTAAACAGTTTGATGGATTCTTCTGATATATAGCCGGAACAATTGTAGATTCAGCCAGTGCCTTTGCCATCTGCATAGCCATAATAAAATTGTCACTTGTTCCAAAAATTCCAAGACTATAATCGGTTACTCTCTTTGTCGACTGCTGCACAGCCTGCTTTCCACTCTCTACAATTGCTGTATCTGCCATTATTCCTCGCCCTCCTTAATCTCAATGTGCATCTTGTCAAAAAACTTGCTCAAATCATCAAATGATTTGAATGTGTTATTGCAAAATATAAGGTATGCAGAAATGTCGTTCATTAAATTGCCTGTAATATATTCTATTTTGCCTTGCGTCACTTTAAACTTTAACCCTGTTGGGAAAAGCACGTTATCACCTTTTACAACTTCGACTGTGCCATTGTAAGGAACTGGCTGTTTTTTCTCTTCCTGCTCCGGCTCTGTGCCCTCTGCACTGTCTGTGTCATTATTCTTGTCAGCCTTTAATACATCTAGTAATTCCTGCGCAGCGTCTCTGAGCGCTTCCAAAAAACTAAGATCATCTCTACTTTTGAAAAATCCCAATCCTGTTTCTTTGGTTTGATTGTCTTTAATAACAATCATTCCTATACGTTCTCCAGCACACATCTCAAATCTCTCACTCATAATTATTCTCCTTATTCAGTTTTATTGTTTTCTGGTGCTCTTTTGATCACCTTAATATTGCTTCTTCCGTAAGCTTCTATCCACGAAAGGTCTACTGGTTCATCTACTACTGTGACTTTTGTGCCGTTTGGAGTTACTGCTTCGTCTCCTGGCTTTAAATCTTCCTCTGCTGCAAAACAATAGCTTCTTTTACTGCCCTCGTATCGGGCTTTTACATAATTCATTGGTTCACTCCTTTCAACAATTCTTCTACATAAAGGTCCATAGAATGGCATAATTTCTTGCAATTCCCGTGAAGTGCATGATTTTTCCATGCGTTATATTTTGTACAAAACTCTGTTAACGTCATCTTCCCTGCCTTCACAGCTTTTGCCCAATTACTCAATTTCTTCTTGATTTTACGCTTATTTTCGCCTTTTATTTTCCTGATGTACTTTCCGTCTTCTGTTACATAATGATGGAATCCCAAAAACGAAATTCCCTTACGAAATGGAACTATTTGTGTCTTCCCATTTAGCGATAGGTCGAGGGTGCTAACAAAAACTTCTATGGCTTCTTTGCACCACTTTGCGTAACTTCTGCTTGAACATATCAAATAAAAGTCATCTGAATAGCGCCCATATTTATCTATTCCAAGCTCACCAGTTACAAAATGGTCAAGTCCATCAAGCATAAGAAGCGCATACATTAGTGCAACAGGATTTCCGAGTGGAAGACCTGGGCTTTCAACGCTATCAATGAACAAATGATTTAACCATACTGTATATTCATCGTAGAAATAATAATCTACTATATCCTTCACTGGATTATGCTCTATGGTGTAAAAGAATTTTCGTATATCGCACTTTAAAATCCATCCATTTGTTCCATGTTCTTCGTAAAAGCTTAACATCTGCTCTTTCAGACAATCCATTCCAAAATGAGTACCTTTATCTATTTGACCTGCATAATTGGTACGAATAAATTGAGACTGCAACCTTGGTCTAAGAACGGTATAACACAGACAATTCTGAACCACTTTGTCCTTAAAAGCACAGGACTTGATTTCTCGCTCCTTTGGCTCATATATTTTGAATTTGTTATACGGGTTCATACTGTACGTCTGATTCTCAAGCTGTTCTTTCAATATGTGAAGTCCTTCAAGACTCATTGTTTGAAATCTCGCACAACTTCCATTAAATTTCTTACCAGATTTCGTTTTTCGGTATGCTTTGTATAAATTTTGAAAATCGCATATAAGATCTTTATCCATAGTAAAAATTCCTTTGTATTTATCCTCTTCGGAAAGGTCGTTTGCTTTTTTGTATCTTTTGCTGATTTCGGCTTAATGCCTACTCTGACGGCCTGTTTGACACAGAATGGGCGAACACCGTTGCTGTTGTTGCAATTGTTGTTGTTGATGTTGCCGGACGGAAGAACAACGGTCTTAACAGCAAATAACCTAATATTATTATCTTTCTTTGTCTTTAGTCCTCCAGGCAATTGCCATATGCTTTATATCTGAAACCATCTTTGACCAATATTCTGTACTTTTATTGTTGATGATGTTCAATTCCATTGACAATTCAATATAGAACAATAACTCATCACATTTTGTTATTGCTTTTGTCTGGAGTTCTGATCGCTCTTTAGGATAAAGTCTCAAGTCTGTTCGGTTTGCTTCATATAAATGCTCATAAATCTCAAGTGCTTTATTTTGCATTTTATCTACGAGTGAGAACCTATATTTTTTCGGATAACGGTTACAATTAGAAGTTATTATTAAAGTATGCTTTGCTAGCTCTTTTGCTTTAAGAATAACTCTGAGTTCTTCTGCCACTTAATTACTTCTCCTTAGATTCAAAGATTAAAGGGGAAAAGATACAAACCGGGCGAACACCGCGGCTGTAGCAGCAAACGCTGCTGCAGATGCGGCCGGACGGAAGAACAACGGTAGTCCATTTATAATATTCGTTGCACGGCGTACTCCATGGAGTAAGTAACCACCAGTAATACTCTTCGTTTGGGATCAGACTTCTGTATTTTCTGTACTCGTCAAGAGTAAGCAGCGAAACCTTGTCTTTACATGCTCTGTATTGATTCTGTCCATCAACAGACAGTAAATCCCTCTCAAATTTAATAACATTCTCCTCTCCAATTTCATTTTCTATTTTTTCAAGGAGATCACTATTCAGATGCCGACGCAGTTCACTGATTCTCCAGTCATTTGTGTCTGGATCAAATCTCGTCAACTCTGATTTTTCTGCAAGGCACATACAGCCTGAATCAAGAACATCAAGGATTTTCCATTTTAGCCCTGCAAGTTTGAACTGATTGCCTGCTTTAGGCTCAACATCAATTTTTCTTTTTGAATTGCCTTCTAAGATGCTTACTCTTTTCTTTAGATCATTGAACTGTTGTTGCAACGCTTCTAATGTTAATTCAGCCATTTATTTTCCTTTCGATACAAAGATGTTAGATTTTAAGATACAAACTGGGCGAACACCGCTGCCGTAGTCGCAAATGCCGTTGACGACGTAGCCGGACGGAGGAACAACGGTGATTGAACGATTGTATTCACGGTTTGGACTAGTCCATGCTGTACAAGTCCACCACCAATCATCCAAATCATTATTAACAATTAAGTTGTTATACTTTCTGGCCTCATCAAAAGTAATCGGGCGAACCTTGCATGTTAACTCTCCGTAGTCGTCTTGTCCATCTACCGTTGTTAAACTTACGGTGTGTTCTACTAGGTTCTCGGCTCCTACTTCTTCCTCAATAGTCGGCTGAATTTCAGCTTCGGTGTATTCTCTAAGTTCAGATGTTTCGTAATCTGCTGTATCATCTGCAAATTTTTTATGTTTTGCTATAAAATCCTTCGAGATAGCTTTGGTTTTTCCTTCGTGCTGTTCGAGGACAATATAATCATTCTCTCCAATACAAAATGTTTCTCCGGCTTTTAAACTTTCCAGTTTAACCTTGTTACTCTGCTCTCTTTCTTCAAGCATTTTTACCAATGCTCTTGCAGCTTCAAGTTCTTTACTCATCTGTCTCCTTTCTACAGCCGCGGTGACTTGACCAAATCACGCACAACTCTATATTTTGAAATGTTTTCTCCATCTTTCTCAACAAAGTAGAACGCTCCATCATTCGGTTCTCTGAAACCGCTGTAATACTTTGTATTTACCATTACCGCATCCTGCTCCTTGCAGCGGCTGCACCATTCGCGGATTTCTGCGCCGAGGTAACTTTCTCCGCTGTTCACTACAACCATTTGCTCTCTCCTTTCTTTTCTTCTCTGGTGGATTGTAGCAATCTATAAACTCGTGTAAGTCATACAAGCTGCATCCTCTAAATTTCAATGTTTCATTTTGTTTCCATAAGCGTTCTGCTCTCACACCAAATTCGTCTGAAAAGCTCTGGATCAACCCTTTCATGGCTTTCTGCCTAGCTCTTTTAATTTCTGTTGCCGTCCTTCCAGACCTTGGCGCTATTGCATCCACTCTTCTACAGATATGTCCAATCAGCTCTAACCGCTGCTCCTCTGTTAGCTTCATAGGCTTATTGGAGCTGGCGATAAATCGCCTGAATGATCTTGGCATCATACAACGCATTGTGTTTTACCCCTTTGGGAAGTGGCTTTCCCAGCTTTGTTAAGAGTTGTTCGCGTGATAAATCAAACGCTTCCTTTTCAGAAATTCTTAGCACTCTTGCAATATCCTGATTGATGTCGTGGCAACTTGCTGATATGCAATTAGGAAGTTCCAATGCGGAACTTGCCAGAAGATCAACCAGTAAAACAAAATCGTAATGAGATACATCTGACACAAATTGAATATCGCTCTCAAAATGCTCAAGCCATCCAAGAAGTGATTCTCGTACCTCATATTTACTACCGACCACAAATACGGTGTTTTCCTTGTCTAGCAACTCTGCAAGCTCTTTGTTCTCGCCCTTTACCACTGTATTTGACAATACGTTTTCCTCAATCCAAGGTGTGATCTGATAGTCTGCAAAATCATTAAATTCTGCGTAAAATGATTCACCGCTTGCAGATACAATTCCAATACTTATTAGGGTTGTGTCTTTATGCAACCCTGTAAACTCTGCATCAAAGTACAGATTTATCATTTTCTTTCGCTCCTTCCTTTTCTTTATATTCCTCTGCCTGCTCCATTCCAATAATGTAGGCAAGCTGTTCTTCTGTTAAACATGGAAGCAGCCGTGTTGCTGTTTCAAGCAATTGCTTTTTGCTTTCCCCATGGTAAATAAAAATTGTTGATCACTCTCCTTCTTCATTATCTTCAATACTGTTTGGATTTAGCATTATCATTAACAGCTTCTTCCAAGCAAACGATGTGTTTACGGTATATCCCCTTGCGGTTTGATACTGCATATGTACCACGTGTGGGTACTTCGCTTTAATCGCCGCGCTTACTGTTGTTGGTGTTCCATCTGGCATTTTTACATTCAGCACAACAATGTCGCCCTGCTTTGCTGTTTCTTTCAGCAGCTCCGTGTCCTTGCTCATTTCTCCGCTCAAATGCGGCAATATTTCTCTTAGATTCATACATTTCCTTTCTATATGGCTCAGGCATTCTAGCCCAAGCCACGATTTCATAGCCAGAATCTTCAAATCCGCCGTCCGGCAAATTCGCCTGGCAAGCTTCTTTCGAAACCCACCATCTAAATCTGTTCTTTGGGTCTGGTCCCCAATAATACTCATGGGTAAGTCTAGTCTCGCCCCATCTAATTGTACACAGCAGATAGCCTGCGGTCTTATCTGGCATCTTTTTAGTCATCCAGAACATCTTTTATCACCTCTCTTAATTTATATTTTGTTTACGATGTTGTGACCGTGTTTTCGATCCAGCCAAGCAAATAGTTATTCTGGATACTGGAGCAGCTATTTGTCACTTCGCTCAACTTCTTCAAAGTGCGCTTTTTCTGCTCCGTCAAAAAACGGTATGTCTTAGGCTTTTCCTTTTTATCTGTCATCACGCCTGCACCTCCTTTCTACATGTTTCCATTCTTTCAATGTAGCTAATCATGTCTGCAAAGCTTTCTGCTCTGTACAAGATTGCTCTGTTTGTGTCAGCAAGTAGTGTGTATGTACTGCCGAACTGGAATATGTAATACTTATGCATTCCCTCGTAGTACATGCAATCTTTAAGTACTACAAACTTGTTAATGTCAAACATTGTTTGTTCCTCTCTTATGTAATTTCTACTATCATTTCTGCCTTCATCCTGGCGAACTTGTTAATAAAATGGATTTGCCCTTTTCCAGTTACAAGCGTTGTTCTTGTGATTCTGACGCTTCCGTCTGGATTCACAACGGTACGCTCCTTAACTTCAAAGAGTTTCTGTTCCATCGCCTTCTGTGTCGGCATATTTTTACTTCCGCCACTTTTAATAAGATAGTCATTTTGGCGCATCCACTCAAAGAGTCTGTTCTGCCCGATCTCGTGACCATTCTGGCAAATCAGTTTTGCCATATCTCCGATCAGAATTGAGGTCCTGCTAGACTCCACTGCATCCGCAAAGATTTCTTTAGGCTTCATGCGTTCTGTGTCTGCAATCAGTACCTTGTTCTCTGCCTTGAGCTTATCAATCTCGTTGTTGGCAATCTTTAAGGCTCTTGCCATCACCTGTTCTGGTGTATTCCATGCCTTTTCGAGATCAATGAAGTACTGGCGGTACTGCTTGCCCTTGTCAGTGCGCTGAATCATACAGATCTGCTTTGCCATGTCGATGGAGATTTGATAATCCATGAATGTTGTCTCATTGCCTTGAGCTGTTACTCTTTTTTGAGTAATAGCTTGATAGTCCACATTTTCAGCGAAACCATATTCGCACATACGCTTGTACCAATCGTTGAATCTTGTATTGATCTCAAGTCCCTCATGCAGTTGTCTTGCCGAAACTGTAGGAACTTCGGAATCGTAATTGATTCTGATTAAGTCCATTGCATCATCTCCTTACTATTACTGAGTGATTATGTTATATCACTCAGTAATACATTTGTCAAGTACTTGGTGATATTTTTTTTATTTTTTTATTGACTCAGTGATATTTGTGCTGTATAATTTGTATCGAAAGGAGGTGAACACAATGAACGAAAGAATAAAAGAGATTCGAGAATATTATTCCCTTAGCCAAAAAGAATTTGGAGAAAGGATCGAGTTGAAGCAAAATTCAGTTGCCGTAGTAGAACGTGGAAAACGAAATTTGTCAGAGCGATCTATAAACTTGATTTGCAAAGAATTTTCTATCAACAAAACTTGGCTCCTTACCGGAGAAGGTGATATGTTCAAGGGTCTTACACCATCAGAAGAGATTGAGTCATTTCTTAGCACGCTTGCAATAACAGGAGATGAAAATTTCAAAAAACGTCTAATCCTTTATCTTGCGCAAATGAAGGATTCAGACTGGGAGAAATTGGAACAAGTGCTTGATACTCTTCTCGCAGGAAAAGACATCATCTTTCCACCAGACACCAACAACAAACAAAACTAATTAACCAGACAGTGGGTATCCGTAATGCGGATACCCATTTGTTTTACATGCAAGGTGAATTTCTAGTTGCTATTTTGTCAAAACCTGTTTATACTATTTACATAGTGCAACACAAGCACAAAAAGAAAGGAAGAAAAGGACATGAAAAAGAGATTTGTAGCTGTACTGTGTAGTTGTATGGCATTGCAAGCAGTGCCAGTATTTGCAGAAAGCGAAGTGGAGACAGAAGCAGAAACTATTGATTATGAAGCAAAGTATAATGAATTGCTCAAAGACTACAACGATCTTCTTAAACTATATAATGAATTGCTTGAGGGTGATGAGGAAGAGAGTTCTGAGGCAGAAACCGTGGCAGAACTCCCAGACGGTGATATCCTGTTCAAGGATATCCCTTGGGGAACAAATTTTGCGAGTGTGCAGAGCTTAACACCAGAACTTAACCTCCAAGCATCTATAGATCAGGCGCTTCCTGTCTATTCAGTTGATGATATTATCTATGGTGGAATTACTGGTGTTGACTATGATTCGACTGGTTTTATGGCAAGTGCTTTCGCTTCAAACTATCAGCAGCCAGCCTTTGGATATACAACATCTTCTGTATATGCGTATTTTGTTTGCCCTTCAGCAGACGGTGTAATTGACTATAATGTGGCAAATGCTATGCTGTACGGTGTTACATACGAATTTAATACAAATGATGTTAGCCCAATGGCAAATGATTTAAAAGAGCAATTAACAGCTACTTATGGCGAACCTTCACAGGATTATGACGAAGATTCTTTCTCGACTAAAGGTGATTCGTTTATATTTAATCTCTATGATGGTCATTTTACTGTTTGGGAAACAAAAACCTGCATCTTATCAATCCATTCTTGTGATTACGGTAAAGATGCTGCTACTCCAAGTACGATTCAAATTAACTATGCATGGAAAGATGCGTCTGATATCTTAGAGCAGAATGATAAAATTGTTTCAGCCCAGTAAAACATTAAGAGGACACCCATTACTGGATGCCCTCTTTTTATTTTGTCAAGATATAATAAACAATTCTAATTGTGCTTAGTCTTTCCTCATTCCTCAAGATCTCTCTGATTTTTTTCTTGTAGTACTTCTTCATTGCTTCTTCAACATCTGCATCAATCTCCTTTTCAGTTCTGCTTTCTGCCATTCATTGCCCTCTCTTTCCTCTATTCTCTCGTCATTGCCTGCGCGATCAGCTCACAGCGATATTCCTTTACATCGTCTCTATCTGTTAACTGATACAAAAAATCAAGCAATTCCATTTCGTTACGTTTTTCTTCCGGAATAAACGTGGATATATATGCAATCGCTCTTTTTACATATTCATTGCCTTTTAATTCCATGATGCTATCTAAAAAACGTCTAACCACATCACACATATAATCACCTTTCCTTTGCAAATGCATCCACAGAAATTTCGTATGCAACTTTAACCATTTCTGTTTCATGTTCTCTTTTGATATAAGTTCTGCTCTGGATTCTTCCAGACAGTCTAATTTTGTCCCCAACCTTTAAATTTGATGCCTTTCGAGCAAGCTGATTCCAAGCAATACAATGCAAATAATCGCTCTTGCCATATGAACGATTTACAGCAACTATAAGCTCACATAACTCCTTTTTTAATGGTGTTGTGCGATATATCGGTTTGCTGCATAAATACCCAGTCAATGCAATTTGGTTCCTATGTTCCCCACTTTCTGCTTTGATTTCACGAACCAGAAAGTACTGCTGTACATGTCTCTTGCCGTCACTGGTATAATAATTCTTGCTTCGCCATTCTCCAATCACTGTCACTTCATCCTGACGCTTTAAAGCTCCGATTCTATCCTTTGCAACAGCGATTGGTATTTCATCCTTTACTCCACTCAGGCGGCTTGTCTCGATGGTGTTTGAACAAAAATCACTCTCCAAGCAGTCTAATGTTGTAAAATTGTCTAGTAATTTGCCATGAATAATGGCAAAATTAACCATTGACTCTGTTACTTTGCAGTTGTAAACTGTCATCATTAGTAGCCTCCTTTCTCTTTTCTGCTATGGTATAGATAATAGCACTGGTGACTACAATTGTATTGACTTTGTTCACATTTTTTTCGGTCAAAGTTTTTTAGCTATTTTCCAAACTTTTAAGTGCCAGAAAACTTTGGCTTTACCTTTTGTTTGATGTAGCCAATAAATTATACTTTTTGTTTTTGCTAAAGTACAATTTATTGTAAAAATGACATTTTGAACGAATATGAAGGGTGGTTTTTGACATGAGAAATCGAGTAGCTGATACTGAACGGCTTGTAAAAGTCATTATTTATGTGCGCAAAAGCGCAGGATTGTCACAAATGGATTTAGCAAAAGCACTTGGAAAGAGTGTAGGAACAATAAAAAATTGGGAGAATGGTCTTGGTGCGCCAGACTTCCCAGCGTTGCTAGAGTGGTTTGATAGATGTGGTGTCGATACGGGAAAATGTCTTATGGCTATCTATGACCCTAATAAGTATGAACGTATTTATCACCTTAAAAAAGATAGTGAGACACTGTCTGCTCTACAGGAATACTTAAAGCACGAGGACGCTGAGTATCTGAAACGTCTGTATTACAATGTCTTTTGCGATACTGGTTCTGATTGGCACGCACAGCTTGATATGCTTACGGCATTAAACAAGTTGCCGCTTGCTGACCGTATAACGTCAGCTCAAGCATATCTCGACAATTTTCTGATTCGGCAGGCACGCGGCGAGGTTAAAGACGCTTTTATAGAGCCTGACTTGAAACATTTAGAAGAATCAATACAGCAAGCAAAGCAATCTGTTTGCGAGAGAAAAGATTCTTATCTTAATAATTTGAAATGATAGGGTGTTCCCTATCATTTCAGTTGGAATAATAATAAATTGCAACAGCTTTTTTCCATCCATTTCCACTATCAGATGTCTGAATATAGATATCGCCTTTTCTTCCATTGCTAATCGGCTCTGCTGTTCCAAACGATATAGATGTCTCGTCTAATATGCGATATTCTTTTTCGTTGCTGTCGTACAACATCAGTGATCCATCTTTCCTGTTTAAGCCAATCCATCCTAGCGTTGTTCCACTTCCACTAAATTTTATATATGATGCATTCCCAACTCCATTAAGGTCTAGTGCAGTAGTTATCCCTGCGGTTATTCTTAACGATTTTTCAAAAACTTCCAACCTAGCGCTAAAATCAGTATTATCTGCGTTCCACTCGTGAAAATCCAAATATTTTCCAATCTCCATCACACCAGTTTGATCAATCCATGGAATTGCGTTTGAAATATTCTTTGAGGTATCAACTATTTCCATTCCACTCAATTTTTTTGAGTTTTGGGAATTTTCAACTGTTGTTATTAAATTTTTAAAGTTTCCAACATGCAATATTGCGTTGTTGGTCGAGCCATCGTTAATGTATACATTTTTATCATCATTTGACACGCCAGGGAATAACACTATATCATTCGCTGATGTAAGGCTTAGGTGTTGTGAACCAGTTAAACGTAAATAGCCTTTTGTTGTTATAGCCATATCTTCGTCCCCAATGCTTATCATTGCTTTGTGTAGATATAGTTCACCAGATTTCATTCTTGTACCGATCATAACACTTTCTGGCGTTGCGCTAATTATAAATTCCTCTGTATCTGACGTTGGACTAATTACCTTAAAGGTCTTATTAAAAAATGCATCTAGTCCAGTAATAGTGCCTGTGGTGATACTGGCAGCATTTAAATTGATGATAGAAACCTCTGAGGCATCTATAACGCCTGCTGTTATTTTATCAGCAGACATATCCTGAATTTTCGCATTGGTAATTTGCGCATCACCAATCATCACACTTGTTATCCAACCCTGCTTAATATTTGCTTTATCAAGTCTGGCAAATAATATATTTGCATCATTTACCGTGATTGTGCTTGCCTGCAAGTTCGTGACCTTTGCATCTACAGCATTTAATTGATTGAATGTGGCTTTTTTTGCCGTAATCTCTTGAAGGCTAAGAATATCATCTTTAACTCGTTGCAACGCTATTTCAGATGGACTTTTCACCTCTTTTTCTTCAAAACCATAGGATGCCACTTCCGACAGTAAGCCACCATCAAATGTAATGGTGTGCTGCATCACTGGAACATCTATAAGATTATTTTTAGCATCAACTATTGTAACGACATCACCTACGTCAAGTCTCGGATCTCCCATAAACGAAAATGACACTGGATAATACCTCGTATCCTTTATTTTTTCAAGGATTTTATCGAGCCATTCCTGTGTCATTACTGGATTGCTTAAATTTGTATTTATATTTGTTCCTGATTCATAATGATTGTTCTCTGTATCACAGCTGATGCCTGAAATTTGACACATCGTTTCTGATTGTAGCAGATCATCAAAATATCTATTGGTCTTAATTAGATATGTGTGTGATTCTTTTAAAAATTCGATTGTATTATAGATAAATGATAAGTTTTGGTCTTCTAAATAGCTACCTGCTGTATCACCTATCTTTCCTGGGTGATCAGTTGCTAACGTTCCATACCATCTAAACGTTACTTTTCCGTTTCTATCGCATATAGCAAATGTACCATGGAGTTGTGCGATGTATCCAACCACCTGTTGCATCGTAAAACCGTCAAACGGCTCTTTGTATGTTTTCTCTCCCGACTGGTCGTTAACTGTCAATATTTTGTCAATCATCAAGCTGTCAGGTAATTTGCTTGTGTCAAACTCAACACCTGTCTGTTCACTTATATCAGTTAAAAATTCTTTACTTTCTACTGGATACTTTGTAATTTTGCTTTTATATGCTTTAGCTAGCTTTGACTCTAGCCTGTCATATGCTGTAAAAGTAAGCAGATTTCGGTCTTTTTTTTGCTCTTTTATCGTAAAATATCCCATCGGTATCCACTCTATAGCGCCATCAGCTATTGCTCCAATTTCCAATTTTACTTCCGTACCTTTTACAAATTCTTGCGATTTTGTAAACATAGATACTTCTATTTTGGAAGCTGTAGCTCCACCCACATAAAAATAGCTATCAGGGGTTGAAAAATTTGTTTGCACTATCTCTTGGATTCCATCTGATATTCCGTTTAGTCTTGCGCGGAACGTTCTTCCACTGCCTGATATAACTTTATCTAATCCTTCTGATACCTGATACATAGCGTTTCCCTCCTCCAAGGGTTTTTTCGTATATAAAAATACCGCAGGCTCTTTGCCTACGGTATCACCAATTCTACTCTATTTTACATCAAACTTGTTTCTGAAGCTCTGCTATCTTATACAACCTTTTAAACCTTTCTTCTATTTTTTCATGTCTTTCCTCATTCTTTTTCTGATCAGGCTCTGTACTTCCTCCACAATATGGACATGTATTAAATGAATGTGATTTTATTGCAAGTGTGCCCATCTGTTGCTCGTACGATTTTCCACAAGCTTTACATTTTCTTATTTCAATGGCTCCTTGATACATTTGATCACCTTTCCTTCCTCATCAATGAATGCATTTCCGCCTTGCAATGGTTCAAAACGAGCTAAATCATTGTATGCATATGCTTCAAGTCTTTTCCTTACACCCTCCCACGCATTATGTAGAATGAGCAAAAGATAAGCCCGTTAGGGCATTGAAACACGTCTTATTTAGCTAATTGCCAGTAGCCAAGTTCTTTTCCACGTTCAGAAGCAAGAGTAGCAATTATATTGTAGCCTTTATCATTATAATGTACATCATCGTATAGTAAAGATGGTGGTATTTTACCCTGCGAAATGGCTGTTATATCTTCAGCTGTTGGAGTAATCCTTGCATCAGATAAGCCATATTCAAGCATATATTTTCTTTGATTTATAAAATGTCTGCCAAAATGTATTGACATATTTTTTTCTATCGTTTCAAACGTTTCGGTAACTGTACTAACTAAGTGATGGACTCCAATCACAATATATTTTTTGTTGATAGGACTCATATAGTCAATCATTGCTTCTATACATTCAATCAGTTCGGCTGAGGTAGTAAACCCACCATTAGTTCCAATCCATATAATGTTAATATTATCACGCATTGATTTCATTGCATAAGTAATTAAGGGAGTTGGGCGAGAAACAATTACGGACTCTCCATTTTCGGAACGAGAAAAATAATATTTTCCATTTTCATAAGTAAGTGTACCTTCTACTCCGTTGATAGAACAGGGATTTATTTGTGCGGTCATAACATATTTACCTGTCGTTGGGTCTAATGCCGAACCGCCTTGTAACAAAATGCCAGTACTGTCACCATATATGTTAGTTAATTCAATTTCTACTTTACTTGCATTTGCAGGTATGGTAAATGGCTTTACAATATTTGGTAAACCACCTTGTCTTGAAGCTATGTTAATCGTGTTTTCCCCGCCTACGCCACAATTAATCACTTTTCTACCATCAAGTAAGCCATGTAAAACATATGGGAATGCTTTAGAATATGAATCACCAACCCCCACTCCACGAGCGAGTGAATCACCCCAACAATTTACAGTTTCTTTTCCGTTTATTTTAGAAATATTTATAGTTTCTATTTTATTAACTACTAAGGGATATGTCTGTGTTGGAAATTCATTCAAATACATTTCAACACCATTATCAGGTATCGTTATATCAGTTGTGAGATAAGTATTTGTCGAAACACCCATTTTTGCTGAATTTATCACTTTACCGTTCGAATCACATATAGCATATAACAATGTGTTTACAGACCCATGTGTTTGTGATATTATTCTATATTTTTCTCCACTAATAACGTTTTTGTGCATCACATAAGCGTTTGCGTTTTCATAAGTCATAACTTCATTATTAGTATCAATATACGCAACTTTATTTTCTAATAAGTTGTAATCAGACGAATCAACAGCAATTTCTCTCTCTTCTTTTTTATACAATTCATTTGAAGTGTCACCTAAATCCTGCTTTACCTGACTTATTTCCTCACCCTGCGATTTTGTTGTTTGTTTCAACGTTTCTACATCTTCGAAACTTGCCAAATTCAATATTTTAGTCTCTGCCATGCAATTAATCTCCTTACTCAGTTGTGACTTTTACAGCTAAACAGCCTTTAGCTGCATTGTAAAAAAATTCAATTCCACTTCCGCCGGCCTTTGTTTTTAGCGCTGCGTCCTGCTCTGTATTCTTCTTTTCAACCTTTGCGAATCTATCTCCAACTGCTTTTGCATCGGCTGGCACGTCTGCTTGTGACAATGTGGTATCTGTAGCATCTCTAAAGGATTCTTTTACATTTGATCCATCAACCTGCATTACGCCTTCTGCGCTGTCATACACAAGGAAGGTATCTGTGGATTTTACAGCCGTTTTTTTCTTATATTCCGTCCATAATCCCATAATGATCACCTAACCTTGTTCATCAAATTTAATGGCTGCGCACTGTTTTTCTGTGTCATAGTACAAAGTTATTCCTTTTCCTGCTACTTTTTTGTCCAATCCATCTCCAACCGCCTTTGCATCTGCAAAAGCGCCAGGAACAGTGAGTGTTTTGTCAGTTTCCAACGGATGAGTCTTATGATACTTTTCAACAGCCGCATCAATTTGATCTTCTGTTACAGTTGCGTTCTGAACCTTGCGATTTAAAATGCCAATGACGTCTTCTGGTTTCATCTTTTACTCCTTAAATCTTGTTCCATGCTGCTGTTGACTCTTCGAATTTATAATAATCGCCAGTATCACTTGCCAGAAAAGAGCTGCCTGTTGCAACATACGTAGGAAGCTTGCCTACATCTTTTGCAAGTCCCTCATAACTACGCACATTCCCTTGCGCAGACGTACACACTAATGTACCCATATCTGGCACATCTTGACCAGGCTTATAAAACTGTCCATCTTGTTTCACCATATAATCATATGTCATGCTTTTTTCACCTCACTTTCCTCAAGCATCATGCTAATTGCTTCAAATTCAAGCTCTGATGCTTCTATATTCTCGATCAGGCTAATTGGAATTTTGTAAACATCTACGTCAACTTCAATTCCATCCAGTAATTCACCCAACTCCGTTTCTAAATTTTGTTCCATTCCCTTTTTAGGGACAATGTCGCCATTTTTCTTTTTATCGCAGTACTTTTCAATCAATTCATTTCTTGATTCTTGAAAAGGAATCGCAGCTTTATCCAACATTTCAATATTGTGGTTGATTGCATAAATTGCCTTAATTGGTTTCCTTACACCATTGTTTTTAAACGATAAAAGTCCATTGATTGTTTTTACTAGTGCTCTATTTGACATCTTCATTTTGACACCTCATTTTTCAATAAAATTTGCGGCAACGCCAACATATCTGGGCAGTATATCGGCGTATGAATACACCGGATATGTTGGCGTTCCAACATAAAATTTGCGCGTTTCTGTTTTCCCAGACTTCGGATTTCGGAAAGTGATCGGAAAAAATGGTGGTTCTATTGCAGCAGCAAAAGCTACTGCTTCTTTATCATCCAAAGGCGCTAGCACAATATTTAACTTAATTTTCTTTGCTATGATGTCACCCTCCATATCACCAGACGCAACTCGCCCCGTATTGCGGCTCCAGATGATATTATCTGTTACCGTCAGATCTTTAACTTTCAGCTTCAATCCACTTATGATTACGGTTTTTACTGGGCCATCCATTACATTGTTTCCCTCCTTTACGTTAAAAGTTGTGCCTTGCCTGTCTGTATGACTCTGCTGTTGTTTTCCTTTTTGACGACCTCAAAGATCTTCTTTGCATCGCCCTGGAGAACAACATTAACTGTCACATTTCCATTTCCTCCACCATTTCCACCGTAACGTGCCATAACCGCTTCCATTCCGCTTGCTACGGCACTCTGCATTACACTTGCAAGTTGTGATTCATTGAGTACTTCTGTGCGTCCGCCTACATGACCTACAAGTTCCGGTCCAGCTTCTCCTGCAATAAACATTGAGCCTGCATTTACAGTACCACCTGCATATCGTGGAATGGCGCTAAAGCTTGACATGAAGTCTTTTGTAATAACTCCTCCACTGCTAAACTGTGGTATATCATGCCATCTTCCACCATAAAAGGCTCCGCCTGTGGATTTTTTAGTACCTGAAACTATGCTTGAAATAAATGCTGTTATCCCTGAAAGAATTAGCGATACTCCAGATTGTTTCTGAACCTGATTAACATATCCTAAAATTCCACTGAACCATTTTCCAGATGTAGGGATCGAATCTCCTAATGACGTTACCCAACCTGTTAATCCGCTGAACCAACGGTTGTTCTCCGGAACTCTGTTCTGGAAGTCTGTCATCCAACCTGTTAATCCGCTGAACCAACGGTTGTTCTCCGGAACTCTGTTCTGGAAG